GGTGCAGGTGCAGGAGCAGGAGCAGGAGCAGGTGCAGGAGCAGGAGCAGGTGCAGGAGCAGGAGCAGGAGCAGGTGCAGGAGCAGGAGCAGCAGGGGCAGGGGCAGGGGCAGGGGCAGGAACAGGAACAGGTGCAGGAGCAGGTGCAGGAGCAGGTGCAGGAGCAGGAGGAGCAGCAGCTGGAGCAATCAATAACTTTCGCTGATTCCAAATCCTAGCAATCTCTGCTGTTATCTCTTGAGGCGTGAAGGTAGGATTTATCGCTTTTACCTTAGGCTGAATGAACGCAAAGAAGTCTTTATAAACTACTGGAGTACTTGCAAGCGCAGGTAGTACAGCTGGAGCTGCAGGAGGTGCAGGGGCTGGAACAGGTGCCTTGGGTTTAGCCTGCGCCTTTGCTGCCTCAACATTCTTAAGAACTTCATCAATAACTGGCGTTATTGTCTTGTAGAAGTCATCCTTAAACTTCTTAAAGATCGGATCATTCTCATAAAGACTTACCTTTGTAGTACAAGGAGCTGGCATACTCTGGATTGCATCATTAACCGAATTCGGAATGAAGTTTACAAAGGCAATGAACCCATTGTAGTCATTATGATTCGCTTCACGGTTCATCAATTGATAGATAGGAATTGCCTCAATCATCCGACCATCCAGAGAAATGTGTGCTCGTGAAGACTTCATACTCTTATGACCATACTTAGGAAACTCCTTCTTCAAGGGGAAAGCCGTATTTCCAAGAACCTTGATGTAAAACAGTTCTAGTGTGTAGAATCCACCTGGTATAGAGATCTTCTGAGCAAATACATTCTGAATAGTACCATCAGCAATGTAGGATTCCATACAAGTCTTGAAAGAATGCCAATTCTTCTTATCATCACGACTACTCTTAAGACCAAGAGGCTTCTCATCAAGTTTAGCAGAGGTATTGATGATATTAACGCCGAATTCTGTATTCTGAAGGATGCTTTCAGAATACCGAGTCTGAATAAGTTCCTTTATTGCGTTGAATAAGTCAGTAGGCTTATCAGAAAGACTTTCAAGGATCTTATTTGCGTCAAAGTCAATTGAAATCTCTGTTCCAGAAGGATATAGTGTAGTTCCATCCTTGGTATCTTCATCCGAATCAGTATCACGACCCTTGAATGGTCCCTTAATCACTTGAATATTCTTGCCTGGGCGGCGATACTTAATTGTCCAATTTGCCTTCTTGTATTCAGGTTCCCACTTAGTCAGACACTTCTTAAGACCGTGTCCATTCCTGTGGAGGTTATCATTAGCCTTTGAGGCTGCCCACTGAAGTAGGCGACGCTCATTCTCAACACCCATACCATTATCTGAAACACGCAGATTACTCTTAGGACCATTAAGAGTAATCTGAATTGTAATCTTTGTTGCTTTCCCCTGACCAATTGAACCATCCATTAGTTCTGGAAGAACAAGAAGAGCCTCAGGAAAGTCATCTGTATAAGGAACTGCCTCGTGTGCACTACTGCGCCACAATGCGTGAAACTCATCCGTTCCAGTAAACTGAATATCTGCCATTTGCAACTGTACTAGCTGCAACGTATGGCATTCAATCAATTTTTTACTGTAAATTCGCCACAATAGGATTTGTCTGGCCATTCTTCCAGCAGATCCAGAAGCTCGCGATGTTATATGCAGGATCATTCCAGTGATTGTACAATTTCGTGTTCGTGCACGTCCAATCATAGCGCATAATCGTAACCTGTGTTCCTTTATCATCATATGTCGTATTCAGTAGGGAATCAGTGATACGCTTAAACTGCATTCCATTCGCCGTCAGTATTGCCTCTACATATGCCGGAGATGGCCGAGTACCTAACCCACTACGCGACTGATCACGCCGATCCGAAAGCTCATTTACTGTCACACAATCAGTTGGATCTTCTGAATCAATTACCTCAGTCTGCAAAATCAGAAAGTTTGATTTATTGCAAATATTCGCGAGGTGATTGTCGATCGTAGCCAAGTGATAGAGCACCTGAACGTGCCAGCATAGATCATAGCTATTTGTCAAAGTATCAGTATTGGCATCAAAGGTTTCGGTAGGAATACCCTTTGCAATAAGTTCAGATACATTATCTGGGTGAGCATCTTTCGCCAATACATTTGCGCTCATATCAATGAGCCATTTAGCAAAATCACCGCCGCCCTCACCAATTGAAATAACTGACTTGTTCGCAAAAAAAGACGGCTCAAGGTACTTGAGTACAGTGGCCTTGATTGACTTGTGCACCTCTTGGTAGTGTTGACTATCGAATGCCATTTATACTTTACACTAGAATTTACTTTTTTCCACGTTGCTTTTTGAGAAGTCCAATACCCATCTTATTCTTAAAGGTATTGGTATCGTGAATGCGGTGAAGAATGGTTGCTTTACTATCCAGTTGAATCATCGGCTCGGTAAAATCATTTGTAAAGACGCGTTCTACAGCGCAAGGCTCTTTATCGTCATACTGATGGTCAATCAGATACGATCGCTTGTACGCAAGCGTGCAATTGAGCGCGTGCTTGTCGTGATACGGGCCTGCAACAAAGAGTTCTCCAGTCGCCATATTGCACATATAGACCTTGCTGCATCCCGCAATCTTCTTTCTCGGATGTTGATCAAAGGCATCAATAACCGTCTGAATTCTCGTCGGTGGATAGTAGTCGTCGTCATCCATAACAATAATTATGTCGCCTGTCGCTTCTGAATTTAGTCGATTGAGTTTGGCACCCATCGGCTGCTTTGTTTCGCTGACCAGATAACGAATGGTAAACTCACTCGTCTCTGCAGCACTAGCGAATAAATGGCCGACTTGCTTCTCTGGCGGCGCGTCATCCAAAATGAGCCACTCAATCTTACTATGATCATACGTCTGTTGTTTGAAATCTTTAATCAACTGTGGTATGAATTCTTTGCGGTCATACGTCGGTGTTATGACGGAGACGTGCATTTGGGTAGCCAATAGCGTTTAACGCGACCTTCAAATTTTGCACTATGAAAATTGAATTCCAGAGTTGGCCTATGATAGATACCTAAAAATGAGTACTACAGCTGCTGTGGTACAGAAGACTACAGCCGATATTGTATCCAAGTTTCTCGATGACGCTTGGTCAGAAAATCACGAGATGCCTACTATCAATATCTCAACCTGTCCTACCTGCGAGTCCAAGTTCGAAGAGTGGGAGCACCTTGACGTTAGCACGTGCCGAGGCTGTGGCACGGTCATCTCCCGGTGCCTGGATCTCTCCGCCGAGTATCGCTATTTCAGCCAAGATGACCGTGGCGGCGGCGACCCGTGTCGTGTAGGAGCACCGCAAGATATGCGCTTCCCCGCATCCAGTCTGGGAACTGTGATTCTCCCCACACAGAGCGGCGGCACAGCTAATTGCCGGTGGTCAATGAATAAAATTCGCCGCTACCACACCTGGAATATGTTGCCCTACAAGGAACGAAATCTCCTTCACGTCTTTGAAACCTTTCAGATCACCGCGACGAATCAGGGCCTCGATTCAGGCGTGCTTGACTTGTCCAAGGAATACTACGTAGCTCTGACGGCAAACTGCCAGAAGCGGGGTCTCTCCAGATCGGCCATTCTCGCATCCTGCGTGTTCTCCGCACTCAAGCAGGTCGGCCAGCCTAGGAAGCCGAAGGAGGTTGCCGATATGTTTCACATCAAGACGAGTGATTTCACAAAGGCATTCAAGTATGTACAGGAAGTTCTGGCACTCGCATTTCAGAAGGGTCATTTGAAGGGATTCTCCGGCTCACCGTCGTCATTACAGACGACACGTGCCTCGCATTACATTGCACATCCGCTCAGTCGCCTACCTCTCAAGCGATCTGAATTTCCGGTAGTTCTCAGTCTATCTACACGACTTGCTGATATCGCAGAGGATCTCTCGCTCTGCTCTGAGCATATGCCACCCTCTCTGGCGGCGGCGAGTTTGGCCGAGGCCATCAAGCAGAAGGGACATACCGATATTCCTGTAGATGCAATTGCAGGACTGTGTTCAGTGTCAGCTGGAACATTGATGAAGTGCTGGAAGCGTCTGGAAGATACAAAGAAACAGTGGCTGCCGCTACTTATACCCGCTGGAGAATCTAAGTAGTTATGTAGATGGGTGGTGCAAACTCAACAATAAATTTTAGTAAACTAAGAAGACCTTCAAAAATAACCTCAGGAAAAGAACTAGTTGCATCCACAAAAGAGGTTCGTGAGATGGCCAATTCACTTTTTCGTTTTATGTACGACGAGTTCGGTGAAAAGGAGATTATGGATATGGCGACTGAACCTGAAAAGTACGTGATCGCACTTTCAGATTTAATAACAGCCAAGTTCGAAGTTCTCGGCTACATTACGAAGCAGAATCAGATCGGTGAGATCTATTTCAGCACGTACGATGATCTCAATCCGAGAATCTCAAAGCCTGAGATTGTTAACTCAGAAAAGGTGCGTCTCCAGGAAAACCAGCGGCAGTATGCGATGATCATCGCCTTTTACTATGTTCGCCTCTTTCAGATTCTTGGATCGCTCTTGATTGTTATCAAGGATTTGAAATGGGAGATACCTGGGCGGCCTGGAGATGTTCCGCTGAATATTGCTGCACGACAGGCACCAGCGTACGCTGGACGTCCTATTCTACAGCAAGGAACAGTGCTTCCGCGGTGGCAGTCTGTACAACAAGGCGGTGCAATCAGCGAACCTGCTCTAGGCGCCTACGAGTTCTTACGCTACTATCTTGAACCTGTTTCTGAAAATGATCCTATCAAATCAAAGTATACACCGAAAGGAAATTCGCTGCTTTTCAAGATAAGTCCTAATTTGTATTTTGAGTTTGATCCTACCTTGAGACAAATTAGTCCTAGTAGAGATCAAAAACAAAAGCTTATACTCCTAACAAAAACATCTGGTGTACTAAAACTAGAGGATTTTGACACAACAATAATAACTATCTCACCCCAACCTCCTGATTATAAAGCTCCAAAGGAAATCTCAACCATACAAGAATTAAGGCGCTATATTCCGTATACAGTGAAACTCGGAATTAAACCGAAATCGATTGGAGGAACTCGCCAACCCTATGAAATACTCTTTGAAAGAGATCCTTCCTTTGAATCCTATCAAGAAGTCAGCCAGTTCGCAAAAGGAACAAAATACATAATGAAAGATGAAGATGGAACTTTTGTTACGTCTGCAACTGCTGTTATAAAACAGGATCCGATCAGCCGCGTAAAAAGTCTAGGTAAGATCTTTGAAAATACACTTTTGGTGTATCTGATCTCACTGACAAAAAATCAGTCAACTGAACTCTACACGGCCGATAAAGAAAGAGAAAATTCGCCGATCAGCCAAAGAAAAATCGGTCAATTGAAAGAGAGTCTCAAGAATCCTCTGCTCGACGAAACCTACAAGGCGATGAAGAAAGGAACACAAGTAAGGGAAGGTGAACGACTCGAAGCCTTTCAGCCCCACTGCATTTCTCGCGCTCTCCAGCTTCTTGATTCCAAGTCAATTCAGGATCTTTTACCATCAGATGCAAAAACGAGCGTCTGCAAGTACTCGATCGGCGACAAGGTTGGTGCTTCAACTCTAGGGCAGTATGTGCCTACGAAAACACTTTCACAGCTCTACGGAAAAGTGAACCCTGCCGACTTCAAGAAATCTGAAGTTGTTCTGCGTGCTTTTGTACAGACGACAACCTCGTCTCCTAGCGGAGGTCTCAGTGTTGCACAGCTGAAGGGAGTTGATCAAAAGGAAGAGGCCGATGATCTACAGTCTGCAATTGATCGTCTGAACAAGGCATTTAATCTCCTACAGGATACTTTGCCTGTTGTCGATGGTATTATATCAATTCCTGTACCCAAACCGAAGGCCTGTAAGACAACTGATGAACTAAGTGTAGGAAGTCAGCCGACGACGTTAGAAATGCAGGGATATGCACAACAGCTCCTTGCATTTCACGTGAATCAGACGGTTGAAATCTCGAAGTTTCTCGAGAGCATTTTTGATATCAAGAAGGATTCGGCGACGGGCCGCTGGATAGCAAAGGGACCCAAGCAAGAGTATATGTTTGCAGGGTTTCCTGTTATGGATCAGCTCACGAAGCAGGCGCGCGAGCTGCTCGTTGACTATTACTCTGGCTGCGAAACCATTTATCAGAAGGGTGTCAAGTCTTGGTCAGAATCACAACCGAAGTCTAGCGGTGCCAATCGGCCTGCGGGTCTTAATGCAGCAGCTCCTGCAGCACCTGTAGAACCCTAAACTATAAAATCTCAGAACTCGGAGCCGCGCCAAGCCACTTGCCAACTGTAAACCGAAACGCATACAAAAACACGGGTGAGTCATAGACCCAGCCGCGTTTTTCATCGACCGCATCTACCGCTGTAGCAAAGACAATACAGGCCGGCAGATCATTATCGAGCGCATCTTCCCATTGTTTGATCACTTTTGCAGGAAGCCCCTTCTTCTTTCGCAAACCCTCAACCCGTACCAAAGGCAAACCCGTTTTCTCATCTTCAGCCTCAAACGGATATGCGTACAAGCCACATCCCTCGCGCATCTGAGATCTATCCCTAGTGCCAGCACGACGCCATCTCCAGACGGTACCGTAGATGGGTATCTGATTACCCAAAAAAAGGGGCAATCCTTCCTTGATAAACACGTGAGCCTTGCGGCCAATCTGATACGTTATGAAATCAAGAAGATTCAGTAGTCCAGATGCAATCTTCTTGCCACGCCAAAGCGGATGTACACAGAACCACTCGACGATTCCAAAAGGTTTCGAACTGCCGCCACATTTTGCAGAGGCAAGTGTATTCGGATACGGTGAGGGACACGTGAAACTCGCAACGCATCCCCTAACAGTTCCTCCAGGATCTTTGGCAACAATCCAAATCGCATTTCTCTCTTTGAATGTCTGACGAACCCATTCAGCCTTGACAGCGCATCGAGTCTGTGTATGTTTCGGTTCGAACCATTCATTCAAAAGACGAGCGATCTGATCGACATCATCTAGAGAACCAGGTTGAATCGTACAGCAAAGATTCAAAGAATTATGCACTGTCGGCTTTTTAGCAGTTTCATCGAAGGCAAGGTCCTTGTCTGAAATCCAAGCCTTGAATTGTACGAGCGCACTACTCTTATTTGACCAGAACATACTTACTTGATAAAATTGAAATTTGTCGCCTTAAACTATACGCACGGCTCAAATGTCAATTCCTGAATATAATATGACGGCGTTCACCTCTTCTCTAAAGGATATTAAGCTACAGATAAAGGAACCAGAGTCGGAGATTGAGTTGCTTAGACCGAAGCGTTGTCAGATGACCGAGTGCCGGCAAAAGATTAAGCTAACCGATTCGGCCTGTAAATGCAAGTCATTCTTCTGTACTGCACACAGACACTCTGAGCTGCACAACTGTACATTTGATTATCGTCAGACTGCTGCTGCAAGACTAGAGAAACAACTAATCAAGACTCAGGCAGACAAGTTGGAGCGAATCGAGTAGAGATCTCAATTGCAAATAATCCGGTTGACTCCTGACACTCTTTAGAATTTATATTTGGAAAGGTTTTATTCCAGAGATTCCAGAGTTTAAGAGCATAGGGTGGCTTCTCAAATAAAAGCATTTTTGTTTTTTCATCAGAAAATACCATCTTAGATTCTTTAATTGAATGAAATCCTGCTTCATCTTCACAACTCAAAAATGGAACTAAACTCCAAAGTGTAAATAATTGAATGTCATTCTGTATGACTTTTTTAAAGAGCGTGTCTAGCCAAAAATAATCATCTGTTTCGGTTCTAGAAAGCCAGTAGTCATCACACTCTTTCTTCCACTGGCTGATAAATGGATTATTAGGTTCTGCAAGTATGAACCAGCTTGCTGGGCCTTCTTCAATTGGTAGGCCTGCTCCATCTCCGTGATACATCCAAAAACCCGCCGGTTTAACTGCATCTGAGCACCAACGATTTAATGGCTGCATACAAAGCATCGTTGAATCGGCCCACACACCTCCATAATTCTTAAGAAGTGAAAGCCGAATGATATCGCTTTTTGCCTGAGGAGTGATCGTTTTGCTCGAGTCATACATATAGTCAATATCAGATACTAAAGTACGCACTTGTTCTTCATCGATGAGTTTAACGGTCCAGTCTGGATTATTTTTAATCCAAGACTCTACAATACGCTGTTGAAGCCAAGGAGCCTTATCCCAACCCTGTAGCCAAAGAATCCAGATTGTTTTGTTTTGCATTATTTACTAAAGAGAATTTGCGTTTAGACTTTCCAAAACTCTGGCATATGTTTTCTAATCCAAGCGCGAATTTCATCCTCATCTTGAGATTTTACCGGGAATTCAACAAAATGCATCGCTACATTTACTTTATAGGGTGTTGCAAAGACGACCTGAAACTGATCGTCCTTCCAACACCAGGATGTCATCGCATACGGCTTCCACATCTTATAGGGACGGCAGTCCCGAAAATCCTTCCAACTCTTGTATGGAAATGTCATTGAATACAATTCGTTGTTTTCAGGATGGTGAAACCAGAGGGAATTCATTTCCCATAAAGGGCTCTGCTGTGATTGTGTTTCCATAGTACTTGTTGTTTAGAGTAAAGCCAAAGTTATTCAATTTTTTACTGGCTACACGCAGCAACGACAGTTGCATTGGTCTCGAACTGATTCGTTGAGTTTAGAATCTGAACCGTAGAAGCACCGCGGAGATTTGTCTTTGACTTTGACTCAACACAGTCGAGGTACGTGGCAAACTCTTCAGCCGTACGATCTGCAAACTTGTTAGTCCAAGAATTATTGGTTGATTGAATTGTCGCCAGATTCTGAGTGTAGATCGTCTCGCGGTAATCGCGCTCTGTCGGCTGGTAAACCTTGCCATTGATTTTTGACCACTTCTGAAAGGAAGGGAACTGCGACTGCGACTGCGACTGCGACTGTGACTGCACCTTGATTGGAGAGCTTAGAACAGCAGCACACGTTGCCGTATAGACAACAAGAGCCAGCATTTGATATAGTTAGTATACAGAATTTGTGTTTAGATTGCTTTACTTTACTCCATACAACCGCTCAATCATAATGAGTTTACCTTTATAATAAATGGCTTCAACAAACTGAAAGCGTTCAAATGCGTGAATGGTTTTTCTTCGCTGTCCTTGTTGTACAATGTCGATTTCATCCGTTGATTTTATCACATAACCAGCGAGCCTTATTGCGTCTTCATAGGTCTTAATTTCTCGAAACTCCTTTGATGTTATGTAGATAGTATCAATTCGCATAATATACTTACGGCCCAAGACATTTCCCATTACTTTAGTCTTAGTAAAAATCTATAACAAGTATAAAGAGAATGTCATTCTTCAATAGATTAAATCCATTTCGTAAAGCTACTCCTGCCTTCATAGGCCCTGTAGCATCTCCTACTGCGAGTGATGCTAGATGCGACAGTGAAGGGTTTTATCAGCACTTGGGTGAGTGCTGGAATGACTCCATTCAGATGATTTTTCTATTTAGTGATGGCCTTAAAGAAATTGTTCAACCTGCACTACTGGATCCGAATTTTGATTCTACTATGGAATTGATTATTAGTAATATAAGAGAAAAAACTTTCTTTCTATTTAATTCTGACTTAGAAGGTCTCAATACAAAAAATCAAGGCACAGTTAATAAATTTTTTGAAAATAATTCAACTAAAGAATTATTAGCTAGTAAAATCCGTGAAAGAAAAAACGCAATCATAGAGTACTTTAAAGTTCTGAAAAAGCGATTTATGCGGCACTATAACAATGAAGGCATTAGACGAGAAACTTGTGATCTTAAGAGTGATAAAGAACATAGTGTGTTTCAAAGAATGTCAGAAATATCAAGAGCAGCAGGTCAAGATGGCATTGCAGCAGCCGCATTAGGTCATAAAAATACAGAAGGTGTTAATCGGTCACACATAAATATTGAAGAATTAAAGAAGAAGAAAAAAGAAAATCAATACAGTCCAGGAGGAAATGTATACGATGAATTTTATTTATTTAACCTTTATAAATTAGTCTTTTTTAGTAATTATCAATTTAATTGGAATTGGTTTCCATCAACTATAATAATGAATGAAAATCTTGATAGTGGTTATGATATAACTATAGATCTATCTAAAATATCCAATGATCTTATAACTAATTCAAAAGCAGTATATATTGTATCATCAATCAATGGTGAACAAGGTCATGCAACTGCTTTTTATACTTGTGGAGGATCACAAATCTATTATGAAGATAATTCAGGAATCTATCCATTTTCTTGGAAAGAATTTTTACTAAAGGCAGTTGAGTTATATAAAAATGATGATAGCACTAAATTATTTTGTGGTGATAATACTCAAACTAGTAATGTAGTTGAAGTTCAAGCAGCATCATTTTATCCAATTATAAGAACTGGTGAGACAAAACCTTTTACATATTATACATTTATAAAAGATTCACCTTTACTTGAATCAAGAGATGGAACATTTGAATATAATGATGTTTCAGTCAAAATGCTTGATGTAGATGACGCAAAACGGGGAAGTACGGAGGATAGGTTACTTCGTAAGATTACCTCTTTAATTTTTATGACAATTAATAATGATCAATCTGTAAATACTCAACGATTCAATCGTACTGCTCGCCACGGTTCTGTTAATTTAGACTATTTTATTAATTTAGTAATAAATAATCCTGATCCTAAGAAAATACTACAGTTTTTAAATGAATATATACAGTCAAATATATTTGCAAAAGATGTTTTTAGTACTTTAATAGGTTCAGCTCTAGAAAAAATTAGACCGATAAATCCTGAATTAAATAAGAGATTATTAGAACTAGCAGAAGCTCAATTAGATTCGACTGATGTAGAAGAACTTAGAAAAAAAATACCACCGATTTGGATGGATAAGCGGGGTAATATAGATAATGAGTATTTAAATACATTAATAACAGCAAGGGATGCTGAAGGAATACTAAATGTATTTACTGAATATCTAAATTCTAATGAGTTTAAATCTAGAGATAGATCAGTAAAGTTATTTAATTCAAGTTTTCTTGTTTTTACAAATTTTATTCCGATAAATATTGAATTATTTGAAAAACTATTTGAACTAATAAAAGATAATCTAGGAGAATATAAAGAAGGAATTCAAAAACTTATAAACGATAAAAAAGATATAGAAAAATATAAAGCGAATCCAATCTCAGAAGGCGGCTACAGAAAACGAAAGACTCGTTATCAAAAACGATTGATAAAGAGAAAAACTCAAAAGAAACGTAGATCAAGAGGTACTCGCTAGGTAGCTAAGCAGCTACGCTATTTAGCTACGCTTGACCAAAGCGGTAAAACCAAACAAGATACAGATCCACCCGCCAGCTCAAATTCAGAGACATTTACGTGCTCCACGTGCATACCTGTGTATTTTCGCATCCAGGATCTATAGTCAGGGAATGCCAGCTTCGGAGCAATTAGTAAGGTGTCATTGACTACCACTGAATTGCACCCATATAGAAATCGCAAAGGAACGTGAACACACTTCTCCTTGCCAAAGACCTTTTCTATTTCCTGCTGCGATGCTCGATCAAAACTCGTGTTATGATACAGACAACGCCCATTCGGCAGCGGTAAAAAACACAAATCCATATGGTACGTCGTCGGCTCGACAATACGTAGGCGGTGAATCGTCGGTGGCATCCATCCTAGAGCGGCAGCCTCCTTCAAAATAATCTCTTCAACTGCTCGAATGCCTGCAAGAGTTGATCGACCCGCACCATACGCCATCCATAGATGCTTGCCATCGTGAGACCAGCGACAATCACCCTGACCTTCAAAATATAATCCTTCTCTTTCTGGCAATCTGTAGATATTCTTGATACCCTGCGATTCAAGAAATCGCTCAACAAGATCTTCCTCACCGCGTCTCTCCTTCTTTGCATAGGACGATATGATTGCAGTATGAACAGGCCAGCCCCTCATAAAAAGAGCCGAATTTGATACAAAAACCATATCTGGAAAACGATTTTCGGAGTTGAGGGCCGAGGAAGTAATCTGATAGACCGGAACTCGATGTCTAACGAAGCGTTCGACTAGTCTGTTGTACTGATCTCGAGCTCGTTCAGAATCAATCTGAGATGTTTTGTTTGTTAATGGATTGATCGCGTAAGATATTCTATATTGCTCAGGTGATACAAGGACAACGCCATCCAGCATTTACTTAGACAATAGGAAGTTTATAAATATAAATACTTATGCCCTTTTCAATGTAAAGATACGATATTCCTGACTTTGACTCAGGAACATCAACCTCATGACAGCTTTCTCCGTACTCTTCGTAATACTTCAAATCCTCATCGAGAGTCTCCTTGTGCTTCAGCTTGACCGCCGCAACAGCGTCATCATAGTTCTTGTAGGCAATCGGATACGGATCTCCGTTCTCAACAACAATGTATATATAAGTATTCATTCTTGTTGTACTGATAGAGTCTACTTTTTTCAATTTTTTACCTAATAAAGATCTGATTCCGTCATATCATACAAATCTCTTTTCAGAATTTTAGGGTAAATATAACGTTGATAGTATGCATCCTCCGCTGTAGGAACGTGGCTGGTCTGTAGCTGGACCATTGTTCCAGGACTCATTCCAAAATTCTCCTGAACCTTGAACAATGCAAGAACTGCAATAACCATTAAAACAACTAAACCTAAACACCACTTCATTATTCTTTCTACTTTATGAACGCTTTTTTCCGCTCATACGTTGCACATACATTGCGACAATTGTGGGCGACCAACGACCCATCATCTGCGTCTCCCTCGGATCAAACCACCGAATGGCATCCTTTTCCTTGCGATCACGCTTCATACGCGCAAATGCCTTCGGATGTTCCGCCAGCCAGGCAAACCACTCAAGCGCTACATTCAAAGCCTGCGGCTTGACATAGGCCTGAAAGATATGGTACTGAAAAAAGGTATTCGGAGGATAATTAGGCTCGCGATTCTGGTAAATGAGGCCTGTATGACGTAAATTGCGTAGCGGCATCAAGTGCGCCTCTTCATCCACCTCACGCCGGACATTTTCCTCAAGGATCTTCATAATCGGTGTTCTCGGATGCTTGAGCGCATCCTTTCCTTCCATCTGCCCTTTCGGCGGCTCCCAAACGCGACCCTCAGAGTTTCCACCCGTGCGCTTTACAACTATGAATCGCTTTGCATCAAAGTGAGCTCCCTCTTCGTGAATAAAGCAGCAACTCCGCAAATAAACGCGCCATCCTTCTGTGGGGTGTTCAACGTAAAAATAAGCTTTTACAGGATCATAAGGTAAGTGTTCTGCGCCTCGGATAAGATCCGGATCAAAGATGTCCAGAATAGGTGTAGCTGATGCAGAAGTGGGCATCTATTGGATTATTATTTGTTTTATTTAGACTGCTGGGCATTTGAAATGCCCGTTGGTCTAGATCCATTTACACATCGTCATACCAGCCGACAATGAGACCCGTTGCAGGATCCTTCTTTGCAACTAGATTCTGATAGACCGGCCGGCCCTGGAAATACCCAGGCTGCTTGGCAAGATCATTGAGAACCGCCGAGGTTCCAAAGTAATCGTGCTTGGCAACCGGCTCCTCAAATCCGTGAGCCAACGTAATGCACTCATATCCCTCCACATCCACTACGTGGCCCTTATTGAGCACCAAGTTGTAGACCGTCTGAATGAGTCGCTCACCAAAGAGATAGTGATCCGCAGGAAAGACCCACGGTCCACCTGCCTTCAGACGAATCGGGTGCCACGGCGTGATGCAGAGGCCATTGATCTGAACCATCGTCTGCGCCGGCCGCTTGGAACCGATTGTGACTAGGCAGACAACATTTGCAGGGCCCTCAGGTGTCCAGACCTGGTCATCAGGATTAATATCCTTGATGGCCTTTCGAGATCCATCCGCCATCATAACTCGGTTCTCACCGTGAAAGCAGCCGCCGCCCGAATTGTAGAAGACTGCCATCGACTGTGGCGAGGAATATGCGGGTGCTCCACCACCTCCTCCACCATAATATCCCTTCGGCTGAGCGGAAACTGACGGAACCGGTGGCGGTAGATCGCAGAATGCCTTCTCCGCAACATTCTGAAGCTCCTTGAAGAGCGGGCCACCATAGATCTGAACACCAGGATCCTTAAAGTTCATACACATCTGTAGCTTCTGGGCTCGCAGATAGGAGCGCAGATAGTGCTCACCCCACTTTCCGAAATGGTTCGGCGAGACAGCGAGACCCAGCTGGCCCTCAGGATCTGATCCCTGCAGATCACGGGAGAAGGCGACTACACGCGGCTCAGACGATGCAGCAAACTTTGCAGCAAGTGTCTTCAGCCTCTCGATCGTCGCACCTGTACGATTTGCAGACTCAACCGCAATTACGTTTTCAAGAGTCTCGATAAGCTCACTGTGTGCTAGAGCAAAGGTGCAACCAATCGGCTCAGACTCAAGAGGAACAACCTTACCATTCAAGCAAATCTCCTGGCCACTGTAGGAAATCATAGTCTCATAGGTCTGACCACCCTGGAGAAGACTGTTGTGTAGATAGATCAGCTTTCCATCACGCGTTAGCTGAGGGTTCCGAGCAGCCGAGGAAAGAACAGATGCAAGGAAGTTGATGAAGATTGTACCTACCATCGTGGCATCAGGAATGAAGCCAAAGAGGCCATTACCCCAGAGAGCCAAGTCCGCCAGAAGCTTGCTATCCAGCTTATAGCCGAAGCCAAACGTGTGCAGAGTCCAAGGATTCTTCATAACGATGCGGTTCTGGAGCTCATAGAGGATTCCTCGCGGCGGATTGATGTTCGGAAAGCCGTCCGTCAGCAGCAGGCCGACAATGTTGCGACCTGCGAGTTCATCTGTGTTCGCAATCTCCATCGCGTGGCGAAGACCCTCAAAGATATTCGTCTGCGAATCCGGCTGCACATATTCAAGAGCGGCCTCAACACGCGCCTTACCCTCCTTGTTCATCCGAGTTGGCCGCAGCACAATCTGCGCATTCGTCGAGTACGTAATGATCGAAAGCATATCATCATCACCGAGAACCGCTGCCATCGTCCGAACTGTATGCTTCACCAGATCCAGACGTGAGAATCCATAGGCCTCTGCAGACTTCTCATCGTCCGTACTCTCAGCCATTGAGCCAGACGTATCCACGATGGCCAGTAGAACAATCGGCTGACGAGTCTCAGGCTCTTCAGTCTTGATTGTCAGATGAACTGCCGCATCTGCAGGATACGCCTTGGCAATAAGAGTCTTGTTTTCAAACTTGCCGACCAGCTTCGGCGTCTGAAAGTGCAGAGGCTGCTTTGCCAGCATATCACGAATCGTATTGCGAAGTGCGATATTGGGAATAAGATTCATCGAGGTCAGAGGAAGATTGGTCTTGGGGCTCGTGATATTATTCACGAGCCACTGCTCAATTGCCTCGCGCTCATACGTATGTCCGTCAGCAGCGATAACAGGATCCTGCATCAGGCCGAACGTGATGGGGCAGTAGAACTCATTCGGAATCGAAGAGGCCATTTCTGTTGTGTGTACTTACCAGTACAAACAACAGGTAGTTCAATTTTTGTTTTTATGCTTGTTATTTGGAAATCTCACGGATGAGTAAACAGTAGCACATATGCGTACTCAAACCCTGCAGTCACCAGATCAATATTTCCCTCATATTTCCATCCAGCCGTCTGAGCCAAATGTACAATATCTTTGATATCAGTCATATTGAGCGTATGCCGTTGACGTCTGACTGACTTATCCGCGAAGCGGAACGTCTCGCGAAACTCGGCTGCAGGATCCTGCAAATCAAATTCAGCCTCATACGAGAACCGATCAAACTCTACCTTGCTCTTTGTTATGCGTTCCTTTGTGTATTTCTGTAGTGATACACCAACGAACGGGCTAGCCGCCTCTAGCATCGGATCAAACTTGTACTTGTTGACGACTTCAATCGCGATTGACCCTCCAGGGCGAATCCAATGAAAGAGATTCTGAAAGAGACCCGCCTTATCTATAGAGTAGTAAATGACAAAAAAGAGAACAACTGCGTTGCTAAACTGTCCTGCAGTGAACGTCGCCTGCTGATTCATATCACCCTGTAAAAAGGTGACGGAGTCCTTCTTTTCTTGTGATAGAGCCATCGCCGGCAGTACTACATTACGAGCACGCCGGAGCATCGCCTCACTCTTGTCTAAGCCAACGATTGAATGTACTCCCATTTTGGCCAGAAGAACCGAAGCAATTCCTGTTCCACAGCCAACATCAAGAACATCCATTTCATCCGTAGAGGCCGTCTTTTTCCACTGATGCAGAATCAGAGCAAGCTCCTGCGGATATCTACCCGAAAGTTGCGTCAGATTATCGTAGACGCTCCCATAGAACTCATCAAACAGTTCCTCATTCTCAAACCACGTAGTTCTTGATACCTCGGCATCACTTGACGCGCCAGTAAATCCTTCACTGAAATCAGATTTGATGATCTCGTATTTATCCTTGTAGATAAGCCAAATATAATGGAGGATACCCATAAGAATTAAAAACAGTAGAATCATTTGAAATGCGGATAACGTTGATATCTCACTCATCTCTTTGTTATGAAGATCTCTTTTTTCTACACGTCTTTGCCCGACTCGATTTCGTACATCCACTGCGAAAGACTTTGAGAGTCTTACAAAGGGCTGAGTACTTGCAGCGATTCAAGAGTTCCAACTCGGTCTCTAGTGCGCAGCGTAGAGACCATAGCCACTTCAATGTCTTATCACGTGTTGACAGATCTATGTCATCGAATGACCCATTTTTTAGCCAAGAGGCTCGCCACTCAGGAAAGGGTAGAACTGCAGCGAGGCTGCGCCAAAAGAGAATGTACAATGGAAAACGTTCATCGGAAGTCAAACAATTCCACTGGTTCTTCTCATCATAGTCCACAAGCAGATGGCAAGGCGGCGCACCCTGTATCGGAACAGACTGCTTCGATGCCAAGGCCATCGGATGAAATTCTGCGATTGAAAACAGAAAGTCCCATCCTGGAAACTCTGTGCGAGTGCAACCAGTTCGCAAGAGATCTGTATAGTATTTCTCGACGGCTTCAAACGGCGGATCCTTTTCAGTCGTCAAATTCTGAGATCGCAGCTTCGCATTCACTTCATTATGAATTCTCCAGAGCCACTTTGATAATGTCTCTCGTGAATGAAGTGCCTGCGCTAAAGGATGCTTCTTCATATGAATAGTCAGATTCGACCTGCAGTATTTGCAAGGCAGCACAAATGGAAGCATCTCAAAGAATGTCTGCATAGCTTTTCGATCTGTTGCGGGTGTGTATGCAAATGTAATTGCGTGTAGAAGTTTCCAACCGGAAGGCCCCCAAAATCGGGTATCCATCTACTTGGGCTTATAAAGATAAGAGCTATACTTGTATAGATGCTCCCTTCATCAAACTTAGCATTAGGAATTGTCTGGAAGGGAAATGGACTAACGCCTTGTGATGCAATTCAGATTATCGCAGTACTTCAGTATTGGTACATTCGTCTATATCAGGCAAATACGATATCTTGCTCTTTTGAGCAGTTTATCTTTGATGCAATAACAAAAAAGAAGGTTGGTCCTGTGATTGTTGAATGGATCGACGCTGCAAATATCTTTACTTATTCAATTCTGCCTTGTATAATGATTCTGAATGGATTCTGGTATTCATTTCCAATTTCAAAAAAGATAATACCTATTTGCGTATCAATGTCCTGGATTCTTGACACAGTAGATGAAACAAATGCAACTGAACTCAAAAAGCTAGGCCCTATCGGCTGCCGTGAACATCATACGGAATGTCTACTGCAACTTGCAAATGTTCCTTGCTATTTTTCAGGCTGTATTACTTCAGTTATTGAACAAGGACAGTATAACTATCTATCTCTCTTCAAATCTACAACCACAGAAATTGCTGATAACAATACTGTCTATACTAATTTTGCTGAACCTATTGCACTCGCGTATGAGCAACTCTATTTGATGGCTCAGACTCCAACTCCTATCAGGACTTCGAATCTGAATGTATTTGTTGCTGCACGGGCATTTGGAGTCCCTGCTACTTTAGTTGGTGAACCCACACCATATCAGCTAATGCTTGTTGATAAGGCTATGATTGAGCCGCATAAACTGAAGGAGAATATGAATGCGACACTTCAGAAGTTAATCTAGTGACCACCTCTCAGACGGAGTACAAGATGCAGCGTAGATTCCTTCTGGATATTATAGTCGCTCAATGTACGACCATCCTCGAGCTGCTTACCAGCAAAGATCAGACGCTGCTGGTCGGGAGGAATGCCTTCCTTGTCCTGAATCTTTTGCTTTACAATTTCAATTGAGTCAGACGGTTCCACGTCCAGCGTAATTGTTTTTCCAGTTAACGTCTTTATGAAGATCTGCATTGTTATACTTATTCTTATAATAATTTAGTTTAGACGGCGATATTTTCAACTTTTTTACAAACTCTAGGGTCCCCATTCTTGTGGTGAAACCTCTTTTTGCGATGAACAATTTAAACCATCATTTATTAGCTTTAGTCTCAAGGGACCCATTTTATTCTTCATTGTATCGGATACAACGATAGTAGATTGCTTTTCAGATGTCCGTTTCCAAATACAGACAAAATCTGACCAATGACTTGGCATTGTTTGCATAGTTGTATGAATATGAAAGGTCTCTTCTACAGAAACTGGATAAGGTATTTCATTTCCATAGGATAAACTGGCCCAATAGGCTAAAGCCTGCCCTGCATCTCCATAAAAACGCCAATTATCACCAGGAACACAGTGATACGAGCCCTTTGAAGGTGCGTTTATATAAATGAATCCATCGTTTTTTGTAATTCTACACATTTCTCTGAAGGTAATCCAAAAACAAGGATCGTGTTCAAAACAAGAGGAAGAAATAACTAAATCAACTGAACCGTCTGCAAAGGGTAATTTTTGCCCAGGTTCAATAACAACGTCTACCGATTCACAGGGTGTAAGATCTACGCAAATATATTTCATATTTAAGTTCGTATAGTAATTTCGAAACCGTTTGTGTCCATCAGCACCACCAATATCAACAACGACAAAGTTATCCTTACCGTATAAATCAGCAAAATATTCTCCTGCTTTTTTACTTGTGTAATGCATATAAATTGGTTAGTTATTTTGCTTTACATCCCCATTCCTAACTGGCTTTGCCAGTACTACGTATGGGCATTACATGCCCATTCCTAACTGGCTTTGCCAGTACTGCGTATGGGCATTACATGCCCATTCCTAACTGGCTTTGCCAGTACTGCGTATGGGCATTACATGCCCATTCCGAACGCCTGCATATTCAGCGGCGCCAAGAATGGACGCACAGTCTGCGCCGCCTCCTCAGACTTGCACTTGACCACCGTCGGTGGGCACACGGGTCTCGGGCAAGGGGCCGGAGGTGCGCACTTGGTCGGTGGCGGGCACTTGATTTCAGGGCAACGGGCTCTCGGGCAAGGAGGGCACTCACCTGCCGACTTCTTGCACATACTGTTATCAATGATGACAGGCTGCGGCTTCGGGATGCTACTCTTCAGAACGTACTTGCTCAAATCAGGAACGGGCGGGCACTCCGTCTTCAGCATATACAGAGACATATCAGGTGCAGTTCTGCAGGGCGGCACCTGCGACTTCAGAACGTACTTGCTCATATCCGGTTCAACCGTACGCGGGCACGGTGCAATCGGAGCGGGTGTAGGGCACTTTGGAGCCGGATTTGGGCAACTGCACGATCCACTCTCGCCACACGATTCGCAGACCGGAGATGACCCTCCAGTAAATCCATCATAATTTCTAAATCCTGCAATTCTCATACAACCATAGGTTCCAATTCCTCCCAATATGAGAGCTGCAACTCCTACAAGAAATAAATGGATTAAGGTGATCTTCATACCCTTCTATCGTTAGTTGCTAATTTTACGACGACCCTTATAAGGTCCAACCAGACCAATTATCAGGTGGGCATCCACACGCCTGCGGCAATCCAGAATCGAGCGTCGCACCTAGACGACCACAGATCATCTTCGTGTAGCCTCTCCAAGAGAAAGCCGGCGACATAACAGATCCAGCCGGCAAGCAGCCAAAATCGGCGGGATCTAGACCACGCAAACGAATCTGCTCGCAGATGTCCTTATTACGTTTCTTCCAGTCAAGTCCTGATTTGGATGTATCAATAAAACTGGGTATTGAGGTATCAAACGGCGATCCCGTCATCTGAGGGCTATATGATGAATCAGAGGATTCTCCAGAACTAGATACTTGCTTTACATCTCCTTTAGAGTCAACCGCAAATGATGCATTGTAGTTCGTGCCCATATTGTTAGAAGTACCTGTAGATGAAGAAGCTGTAGATGAAGTAGTAGATCCAGATCCGTTGTATCCAAACGAAACATCCACATTAAAGTTGCCATTCTTCTGAAAGTTCTTCAAGACTGTATCAAGATTACTTGGTCCTACTATCGAAGCGAGTGCTTGTCCAGTAGGAGTTGCAGCAAATTCACTCGTGCTACCACTGCTGCTGCTGCCACTGCCGCTACCACTTGAGCTAAATAGATCAGCGATGGCCTTTGCAGGCGATGCCAAATTCGGTAGAATTCCATCAATATCCTCCTTAAAGACCGGAACATCGGTTGCGGTCCAGATACCTTTATCCAATTTGTTGATCATATCCGTGATTGCCGAGTACATATTCTGGAGATTAAGGATACGTGCTTGAGTGACCGCATCAACCGTTCCACTCGATGACAAGGTCAGAATCGCTGCATAGATGCTGCTTTGCAGATTCTGCAGATCAGTCGCCGTTGCACGTGTCTTTACCTCAGCCCCATCCGTAAACCCTTCCGTGATAACACCCGAAGTCTGGAATAGACGAACCTTTCTCTGCAGATATGTGAGCTGCTGCTGAATATCTGCAACGTCCTGCTGAGTTAGTGATGATGGAATACCTGGATTGCGATCTAAGATCGAAACCTCCTGCTGCAACCTGCGACTATCAGATCGCAACTGGGTCAGAGGTAATGACACAGTCGGGTCGCTTGTATTCATTAATTCAACTCCCTGAAAGACCAAGAAGCCCCGTATGTCCTCAAACAGCATCTTCATCTGCTGTAGTTCAGCCGGTTGTAGCGCAGGATCCTGGTACGGAAAGGATCCAACAGATGCCTGTTGTGCATACGGGCCATACGGAAGCTCACCCGCAATACGAGGATCAGGAAGATAGTTCGTTTTCAAAATTACCTGATCGAGTGTTTTGGGGATGCTCGGTTCGGCGGGCATCACAGGGACTGGCCCTTGTAGAACAGAACTAGAGGCAAATCCCTCGTTCATCTTGAAATCGAGTAAGTGAGTGCTGTTAACAACCCAGATGATTGCCACAATCAAAAGTAGTAAGTATAGTATTTGTACAGTCTTCATCGAGACTCTATCTAATCGTTGGGTCAAAAATTAACTACATATTTATTTGCTTAAACTGTACTCAAAATATCTTCTCTTAAAACATCGTTCTGCGCACTTCCAACCGTCGAACTTGGTCTCGATGAAGCGGGTCGTGGTTGCTTTTGGGGACCATTCTTTGCCGGAGCCGTCATCTGGCCACCTGAAGATGAGTGGACCGATGAGCATCGTGAATGGACACCGAAAATCAAAGACAGTAAGAAAATGTCTGAGAAGCGACGTTCAGAAGTTGCAAAAGCCATTCAAGCTCTCGCAGTCGATTGGGGTGTTGGATCAGTGAGTGCTGCAGAACTCAATGAAAAGGGAACCACCTGGGCTAATCAAGAGTCCTTTCGTCGTGCAAAGACTGCTTGTTTTACCGGCCTAGAGCCTGAAGTGCTCCTGGTAGACGGTATTCTTGAGCCACTCATCCAAGGTATTCCGTATGAGTGTATTCCTGACGGTGATGCAACCTACGTGCCGATTGCTGCAGCTTCCATTCTTGCAAAAGTAGGACGTGATACGTGGGTTTCAGAATGGGCTAACAAAAATAAGGAGATCGCTGAGCGATATGATTTGCTGAACAATAAGGGATACGGAACAGCAAAGCATCGAAAGGGACTTGAGGTCTATGGAGCTCATAGCTTACACAGATCTCAATTTATTAGGAATTGGGTTGCTACTGATTCTACGCAGTCAGGATGTCTTATCCTTGACTAGTTCAGTGGCGGTTGGCCCGGTTTGTCTTGTTCTTGCGATTCATGCGGTTGCGGTTGCTGCGGTTCTTGCGGTTGGCCCGGTTTGTCTTGTTCTTGCGATTCATGCGGTTGCGGGTGCTGCGGTTCATGCGGTTGGCCCGGTTTGTCTTGTTCTTACGCTCTGTGCGGTTCTTACGAGAGGCACCGCGGTTCTTGCGCCACTGCCCATACTTGAGATCTCCAAGCATTTCTGCAGCCTTGGTTTGAGTTGTGTTAATGGAAAGACCAGACATCTTAGTATACTTGTATCCTATATTTTTATTTAAAAGCCAGCAGTCTTCTTCTCTTGTTTTAATCGTTGTTGCAAAATGTCCTCTACCCTTGCTAATCTGTAGAAGTTTTAGCGCATCTCCAGTTTTCTGTTTAGTCCCTCGAGCCCTCTCAATAAACTTTAACACTTCATACGGATATACCTGTAAATCCTGTTCGTCCGCACGCGCCAAAATAAACAAGTCAGGGATTCCTTCACTCGGAATATGCTCCATAGGACTCCAGCTGGCCGTCTCGACAAAATCAATAAAATCAGTTCCAATACCAAATTCCTTCGTTTCCAGCAAGGTAAGAGGCAACTCAGGGTTGCTAATTGTACGCAGCACGTCAACATAAGGACTCTCAATATAGAGACCACCTACAAGTCCAGGATTCATAAGAGCAGTGCTGCTAGCTAACAAGCCGCCTGCAGATCGACCGTACAAAACTGTCTTCATTGGCTCAACTCCCACTTCCTCTTGAAGGTCCAAAATCGTAAGCCGGAGAAGATCGATTGCATCTCGACGTCCACGACGCTGTCCTTTTTCACGCCATTTCTGCGTGTGATCACCTCCACCGGGAACCGAAACCGATGCGATCGCCCAACCCGCTTTCAGAAGAGGATGCCAGCGCGAAACGAGAGCCCCTGCTTTTGTAGGAATACCGTACGCGCCATATGCATTAATGAGAAGACCTTTGATTTCCTGTTTATCTGGACGAATCACAAAGGTCGGTGCGGGTTCAGGAGTATAGGTAACTGTAAATGGATACGGTAGAGGATTCGAGAGAGACCAAGTTCTTGTGTCAATTACATAGGGTTCATAGCGAACATCCGAAATCCAGAGAGTTGTAGGATCTCGTGAATCTGATTTGATCTCACCCCAAACTGTTGTTATGGCTTTCTCATCTCGATCATACAGAGTCTTCAGACCAAAGGATCGTTTTACAGTCCAGCCGCCAAGAATACTTTGCGACTCGATTGGCTCTTTTTCAGTCTGATCCACATAGAACACTGTTTCAGACACAAGAACAATATCTGCGCCTTTTGCTTTCCAGTGCACACCTTTCGATGAAACAAATCCTAGACGTTTAGTCTCATAGTCGTTCTCTAGAACAGCGACTGAGCCGTCTTCTAGACGCTTGATCTCAAGGATCTGAGTTGGGTTAGCAACACGGTAGAGTTCCTTTGAGGTTTTCGTTGTAGGGTTCCAAAGCCAGAGACTGTCGTAGTTTAGATCTTTCGAGGATTGTAGATAGACTAGATCTGAAGTAGGGAGCCAGGCAACCTGAGGCCCACACGGCATCTTCAGATGGTCGACTAGGGTCGGTTTACCTGTAGATAATGAATAGATGCTAATTGTAAACCGTTCGTATCCATCTGATTCAGGGACTGCTCCAGCGAATAGACCCGTCAGATCATCAATATCTGCATCCCATACTTTGATCTGAAAATCCTTGGCAGACCACGTTTCAGCCGGTGTCCAGCCTTTGTCATCACCCTCTACAGTAAATCCTCTGTAGGTCCAAGATGGAAGATTAGTCTTGTACTTGTAGTGCGACATCCTTGATTGTTTGAAACCATCGAGTGCTTTGGTAAATCGGCGATTCTCTGCTAAGACTGCCTTGGAGAATTCAGATCCAAGCTTTTCTAGAGGTGCACGATCATTTGACCACGACAAAAAACCTAGATTTCTTATTTTTGAACTATGAGACATCGGATGTCTTCTACCGTGGTATCTCAAAATTCTTCAATTAGGGTCTAAATCCTAATTACAATCTATTTTAGATGAATAGAAATGAGATAATTAGAGAACTTGCGAGCGAGATGGTAAATGGAATTTGTGTTGAAATTGGAACTCATAAAGGCGAATTTGCTGAGGAAATACTCAAGACATTTCCAACCTGTACACTTTATTGCATTGATCCTTATTGTTCTTATCCCGAATATGATGATACAATAAATAAGACTACAGGCGATGCTATTTATATTGATACATCAATGCGCTTAAAAGATATCTATGGAGATCGAGTGCATTTTATTCGTGAATTTTCATCCAAAGCTGTTTCTCTAATTCCTGATCAAATTGACTTCTTATATATTGATGGAAATCACTCATATCCTTTTGTAAAACAGGATCTAGAATTATATTATCCTAAAATGAAATCAAATCGGTATATACTAGGTGATGATGCAGTTGATTTAGATGGAATACCTCGCAATTCAGCAGGCGATGTTCTTGTTGAATGGGTTTCAGGAGCATATGGGTATTATGGAGTTGTTAAAGCATTTCGAGAATTTACTGCCAAGAATAATCTGTATGGATCTTTAATTGGAAATCAGTATCTAGTCTGCATTGGATCATTAGAAACTGGGTTTGAATTACCTAGCTTTTCTGTTGGGTCTAAACAATAGAAAGGAATCACGTATCAGATGCGTCGTGTTGTTCTTTTATTCAACCAGTCCAATACATTTGGACTCAGTCAGGATGCGACTCTATTGGAGACTGCACTGAAGCATATCGGTGGTGAGGAATTTGAGTTTGTGCGCCAGGATCCTCTCCAGCCACCGAGCCCCGCCGACATCGTAATCCATCTTGAGGTTCCTCATCCTGTATGGATTCAGTGGGCACCTATTCAGATCTGGATGGTGAACCCTGAGTGGTGCGTGCCTGCGTGGGATTCCTACAAGGAACTTTTTACGGAGATCTGGGTCAAGGAGGAAAGTCGTATCAAGGATTTTTCCAGCAAAGCCGTGCACATTCCGTGGTGTATTCGGGGACCCCTGAAGCCGATTCAGTCGCTCGATAATGAAAGTAAGGGAGCTCTCTGGATTCTCGGTGGCTCTATCAATAAGCACATCGCTGCGAACAAGCTTCTTCCACTCTGGCCTGATAACTGTCCTGTTACTGTCACGACAGCTCTAACAGAAGCCGACCTCTCAGGAAACTTCCCTGCATCTGTAACAGTCAAGCGTGGGTTTCTAGAATCTATCGAGATGGAGAAGCTTGCAGTCCAGTCTCCCTTACACATCGCGATCAGTGCAGCAGAGGGCTTCGGTTTCACTGCAGCCCAGGCCGAGGCTCGTGGTGCATCCCTTTTGATCAATACAATTCCTGTCTACGAGGAAACCTTTGGCGGTAAGAAATACGCGACATTTCTCAAGACACCCGTTAATGCGATCAAGGAACACTGTGGTCTAGTTGCTGATCTGTCTGGGATCACAACTGTAGATATTCAGGGAGCGTACCAGCACGCACTCTCAGCCGATCGATTCGGTGGCAAAGATGCCATCGATACCAGTGAGGATCGCTACAATCGGTTTCTGGCTCTAGTCAGCGACCGTATTCTGCAGCGTCTCAAGAAGCTAAAGAAGGTCAAGTCGCAGCTACCTCCTGGTCTTTTACCTGAGAACTGCCCTCCTATTAGCGTGTTAACCATCACGTATAATCGCAGAAATTTCATCGATCTCGCCTTTGTAAATATTCTGACCACAGACTATCCGCGTGATAAGATTCAGTGGGTCATCGTCGACGACAGTGATGATCCCAACAAGATGATTCTTGACAAAATCAAGAAGTTTGAAGAGCGTGCTCCTGGCTGTGAGATCACGTATGTGCCAATGACGAAGAAGCGTGCTGTAGGATACAAGAGAAACAAGGCGGTTGCAGCTGCGAAGCACTCAATCTGTCTTCATATGGACGATGACGATGTATATCCTGAGACGTCCTTTCGCAGACGCGTTGCCTGGCTTCTAAATGACCCCAACACAGATGTGGTCGGCTGCACGATGATAGCAATGTACGATCTCCGTCAGGGTATTAGTGCAGTCAATGTGCCACCGTGGGTTCTTGAGCAGAGGCAGCGTGTGAGCGAAGCATCCTTCTGCTTTTATACGGAGTATGCAAAAAAGCATCCGTTCCCTGATGTCGGCAGCTGTGAGGGTGAGCATTTTGTTCCTTCTTGCAAGACCTTTGTGGAAATTCCACCGCAGCAGATTCTCGTTGCGCTCAATCACGGCTCAAACACGAGCACACGAATCATTGCAGGACGAGCTCAGACTGGCTGTTTCTGGGGTTGGCCGCCGCAGTTTATCAAGTGGCTCCACGGATTAGTGGGCGTTGAGGTGGAGGATAGCTAAGATACTATAAAAATTGCTGTAAAAATTGATATATTTGTCTAGTTATTTGAAAAGTAATGCCATACTATGCAGTAGCAAGAGGTCGAGAGACAGGTATATTTCCATCTTGGGATGAATGCAATGCTCAAATTAATGGTTTCTCTGCAGCAAAATATAAAAAATTTGATACAAAACAACAAGCAAAAGAATTCTTGAAAGGAATTGTATTATCTAATTCAATTGAAGAGAAATCATATGAATCAGGTACAAATGCATTTAGTGTCCTAATGAAAACAGCAAAAGAAATAGTAAAAAAACCAGAAACTCAGTTTATTCCTGAACCACTATTTGAACCTGACTATTACGTCTATACTGACGGAGCTTGTTCAAATAATGGAATGCCAGATGCAAAAGCAGGAATTGGAATTTACTTTGGCGAAGGAGATCCTTGTAATTTGTCCGAGTGTGTTGAAGGAAAACAATCAAACAATACAGCTGAACTCTGGGCAATTATTCGGACCTACGACATCATTGAAGACAGTATTCTTGAAGGCAATAAGATTTGTATTATGTCAGATTCTCGCTATGCAATTCAAGCTGCAACGACCTATGGTGAAAAACAGGCAAAGGAAAACTGGAACGATGATATTCCAAATAAGGAAATAGTCAAGAAAGTATATATGCTGTACAAAGATAAGCCAAACGTCAGATTTCAATGGATCGCTGCTCATACAGGCAAATCGGACATTCATTCGCTTGGAAATGAAGCCGCAGATAAACTAGCCAATCAGGCAATTGGTCTTGAGAGTTGTCCTTATGATAAAAGAAAAGCAACTAACACACTAAGCAGTTCTAAGATTTATCTAAATGTTCCATTCACAAAGAAGGAAGAAGCCAAGAAATTGGGTGCTAGATGGGATATAGAAACAAAGAAATGGTTTATACTTGAAACCTCTTTAGCAAAAAATAAACTACTTGCAGCCTATGGTACTACATAAATCGTTCGCATCTACAACAAGTAGATGACAACAATCTATATTCTAGGACACGGTCGCTCTTTAACAGAAATGCGCAATTCGCCGCTCGTGAAGAAGCAGTACGCACTCAAGACGAAAGATGCAAGTATAGTCTACGTCGACCGAGACCCAGCAGTCTCTCCAGATCTATGCTTTGATGTATGCAAAACGTGGCTTTCTGACTCTGCCTCTGTCGATACTGTCATTGATACCGTCGGCCCCGATAACTATATCTTTTTTTCAAACCCGACCTTTGTGTCTGAGCTCAAGCGTGTGCTGAAGCCTGGTGGAGAGTATATCGGATATGTGATGAGTGATAAACTAGTGGAGAACTTACAACCACTTGAAAAACAGTTCAAATCAGTGTCTACATTTCAGAATGTACCCATTGGTATGATTGGAATTAAGTTAATAAACTAAGAAGAGCAAGCAACACAGTTATCCTTCTGCGACTCCTCATATTCTAGAGCAAGACGCTTCAGTAAAGCAGCACGATCTGCCTTCTTCTTCTCCTCCGCTGAGAGCACTGGCTCATCCTCTTCCGAGGCTGCATCTTCATCATCACTCTCAGCACTGCTACTTGCTCCGCTAGCATTTGATTCCTCATCAGCCTCTTCTGCAACTGTCTTAGCAGTAGTCAAAAGGGTCGGATCAATTGTGAACTTCTGTGCCATCACAGGTGCCTTCGTCCTCAAGTAATAACAGCCGGTCTTCAGTCCAGCCTTCCAGCCATAGAAGTGCATACTCGTGAGCTTCGCATAGGTAGGATTCTCCAGAAACAAGTTCAGGCTCTGCGACTGGCAGATGAAGGGTCCACGTGCAGCAGCCATATCAATCAGCGTACGCTGCTTGATCTCCCAGCCAGTCTTGTATAGCGCCTGAATATCCTCCGGGATCTCGTCGAGACCCTGCACACTGCCATTGAGCCCAATGATCTTTTGCTTCAGCCCCTGCGACCAGAGACCCCGGTTCATCAGATCCTCCATCAGGTATCGGTTGATCACAACAAACTCTCCGGCCAGCGTTCGGCGCGCATAGATGTTCGTAGTCATCGGCTCGAAGCATTCCGTATATCCCAGAATCTGGCTGGTACTAGCCGTTGGCATCGGAGCGATCAGGAGAGAGTTCTTAAGACCCCGGGCAGCCATCGCCTTCAGAACTGTCCAATTCAATGTTCCTTCCTTTTCAGTTATCGGCTGAATGTTCCAGAGATCCGGCTGGAGGCGCCACTGAGACGCCGGCGATCCAATAAAGGTTTCATAGGCACCCGTTTCCACTGCCATCTCCGAACTCGCTTCAACTGCCGCAAAGTACATGTGTTCAAAGATCAACTGATTCATTCGGGCAGCTTCATCCGACTCCCACGGCATCCGAAGCATTGCAAAGACATCTGCAAGTCCCTGGACTCCAAGACCAATTGGCCGATGGCGCATATTGCTTCGCCGAGTTTCCGGAGTCGGATAGAAGTTGATATCGATCACCCGGTTCAGAGCCCGAACAACCGATTTGGTCACCTTCCGCAAACGCTCAAACTCGAAAGTCCGAGTCTCCTTGTTACAAAACGCCGGCAGAGCGATGGAAGCCAGATTGCAAACCGCAGTTTCCTCCGGGCTACTGAATTCCATAATCTCCGTACAAAGATTGCTAGATTTGATCGTTCCCAGATTCTGCTGGTTGCTCTTTCGGTTCGCCGCGTCCTTGTAAAGAAGATACGGAGTTCCAGTTTCCATCTGGCTGTCCAGAATCTTGAACCAGAGTTTCTGGGCGCTGACCGTCTTTCGGCCACGACCTTCCTTTTCGTATTTCGTATACAATTCCTCAAACGTATCGCCCCAAACATCCGAAAGGCCGGGAGCCTCATTCGGGCAAAACAGAGTCCAGTCTCCATCCGCCTCCACCCGCTTCATAAAGAGATCCGGGATCCAGAGAGCATAGAAGAGATCACGGGCCCTCTCCTCCTCCGCGCCGGTGTTGTTCTTTAGCTTCAAGAAGTCCTCCACATCCGCGTGCCAAGGCTCCAGATAGATTGCAAAGGAGCCATTGCGCTTACCACCTCCTTGGTCAACATAGCGTGCAGTGTTATTAAAGACTCGCAACATCGGTACAAGACCATTGCTGGTTCCATTCGTGCCCCGGATGACAGATCCCCGAGCACGAACATTGTGCACGTGAAGACCAATGCCACCCGCATACTTGCTGATGGCCGCACAGTCGCCGAGACTCTTGTAAATTCCAGCGATACTGTCATCCGTCATCGCCATCAAGAAACACGAGCTCAGCTGAGGCCGAGGCGTTCCAGCATTGAAGAGAGTCGGAGTGGCGTGTGTATAGACTTTCGTCGACATCAAATCATAGGTCTCAAAGGCCTGCTCCAGATCCTTCAGTGTTGTTGCAGCACCGCAGGTCCAAAGACCCAGAGCCACTCGCATCCACATATGCTGGGGCCTTTCGAGAATACGACCCTTTGTATCCTTCAGCAAGTAAGAGCGCTCGAGTGTCTTGAAGCCAAAGTAGTCAAAGTCATAGTCGCGATCGTACTGGATCCGGGATTCAATTTCCTTTGAATACAGATCTACGACAGCTTCCAGATCCTCGCTCACATATCGGAAGTTTGTTCCAGTGTGCTCGAGCGTCTGATGACTAAGAGTCTTGACGACCTTACTAAAGCTCTCCTCAGTGTTCTTCTGGTGATTGCTTACAGTCAGACGGCAGGCTAGGATGGCATAATCCGGATGCAAGGTTGACAAACTGGCTGCTAGCTGTGCAGCTAGCTCGTCCAACTCGCTTGTCTTAACGCCATCATAGATCTGTGAGAGTACCTTCTGGGCAATGGCGTCAGGCTGGACCTCGAGACCCTTGGCAATCTTTTGCATACGACGCAAAACCTTGTCAAAGGAAACTGACTCATTCTTTCCATCCCTCTTGATAACGCGCATACTACGGTGCATTGTGAGATTGTATTTGACCAAGGGGGCGCAAGCGGGTCAATTTTAGGGGTCAAGGCGAAGGTTGACCTCCAAACTCTTCTAAGCAGTCAAGTATATTAATCCAGAGTTTATAGAACATAATTTCGGAAGTAAGAAGTGCAATCCAGTTTGTGGAATATGAAGTGTCTTGTCCAATGATAGTTGTTTCAGAATCATCATCCATTCATTCCAACTGCTGCTACCGCGGTAAAAATTGAACTTGTAGCCGTTATTTTAAACGTATCAAACAATGGCTGCTGCAAAACGGATTTCTCGTGAACTCACTGATCTTCGTAGTGATCCTCCTGCAAATTGTTCTGCGGGCCCAATAACGGATTCAGATATCTTCAATTGGGAAGGAATCATCTTTGGTCCGCCGGACTCTCCCTTTAGCGGAGGTGTATTCAATGTAAATATTCAGTTTCCTGCTGATTATCCCTTTCGGCCTCCTCGTGTTGTCTTTACGACGAAGATTTATCATCCAAATATCAATTCGCAAGGCTTCATTTGCCTCGATATTCTCAAGCAGAATTGGTCTCCGGCACTGACAATTTCGAAGGTGCTTCTCTCAATTCTGTCAATGCTGTGTGATCCAAACCCTGCTGATCCTCTAATGCCCGATATCGCAACACAGTATACGAACAATCGTGCGGAATATGAGCTTACTGCGCGTGAATGGACAGTGAGATTTGCTTCAGGATCAAAATGAACCCTCACGATAGAGGGCAGTATGTCTGTTAATACACTTCTTGCAAATATACACGCAATAGGCTGGTTTTTTATTGGAATGGTCGTGATGGGCGTAATCTATACATTCTATCCTGCATTGTGCCGAAAGGACGGATTTACCGATTTCTTAACGAACAGTGGCTATCCGACAACACAGGAGTGCACGATGCCTCTGACAAGCCCGATGCCGCTCAATTCGGGTCCTGCAAATGCAACGATAACCGATCAGAGAACTCCATACCACCTGCTCGGTGATTATATGGAGTCAGGCCCTGAGCGTCTCAGTACTCTCAAATCAGAATGTTCCTACATGACTGATGCTGAGAGGTTGATTGAGAAGACCGGTTCGTACGGTCAAGTAACGAATAATTACAAGCACAAGACGCCTGATAATGGATCCGCGTGGATGCGTGAGCTTGTGCTGTCATTTTACAAGATCTAAATTTACTTTCTACGTGTTTGACGTACGCGTCTTTTATGGCGTGTTTGACGTACGCGTCTTTTATGACGTGTTCTCCTTTTTCTAGAGTCGCCTTTCCTAACTCCACCTTTCCATTCAGAAACAACTAAAACCAATCCATTTTGTTTTAGCTGTTCCTCCACTTCATCGTCTTTCATACCCAAAAATCTTCCTGATTTTCCAGATGCACTCTTTGGCCAGCCTGGAATAACGACTCCCTCTTCAGCTTCTGCCCACCAAAACGAACCTTTTTTAGCAACAGTGTATTTTTTGAGATGTAAAAAATACTCTTTTCCATTTACATCTATCTTGTATCGATCTCCTTCGACGAAGACCATCTAATTATTGCGTCGTGTTTTTCTAGCACGTCTCCGTGTTTTGTTTACTAGACGTCTACCGCCTACAGGTGCTCTAAAGATAGATCCCGCAGCATTGTCGTTTGTAACTTGACCGTAAGTAAACACCGGTGAAATTGCAGATTCTAGAGCCCGTTCATCTGCTGCAATCTCTGCTGCATTCCAGTTTCGTAAAACTCGTCCACCCGCCAACGGTGAAAACTTGGTAAGTTCCTTGGTAAGTTTCTCCGTAAGTGATTTACTTGATTCCTTGCCTGTCGGCCGAAAGCCAGGAAGGATCACCTGCATTTGTGTCAAAAGTACATTGGCCTCTTTGCTTCCTGCATAAAATGCATTCGACGGGAAACTCTCAATGAACATTTCAGCAATCTTCTTATTGGCCATACGCACCTCGTACTTTTTGACGACTACGTAGCGATTCTGGATAGCGTTCATCAAGCCAGTATGCATTCGCGTGTCATCAAAATAGTAGAGTTCAGTTGTATCAACTGCTTGTCCGATACACGCCGAAATTCCCGCAACAGACTTCTCACGAAAGCCATTTGGATCTTTCGGTTCCACTGCACGGCACGGATCGTCTAGAGATGCCCGGGGAGACAAGCATTGGAGTCTGCCATTCGGTCCAATCAGAAGTTGATCCTGAGGAACACTGTAAGGTTTTCTTACAAGTGTAAGTGCCAAGATATGATCCATCGTATCGAGCAGAGTTGAAATACCATTGTTGCTGTACAAAAAAAGGTGTTCGACGAGACCTTGTTGACGCAGCTTGAGTAGCTTCGGTAGAAGTGTCAAGAAGCTAGGCCTCAGAAATGTGCCCTTTGTCTCGATTTCATTGAGCGCTAGCCGCAAATAAAAAGCGTTTGTTGACTTTTCTAGAACTGACCGAGTTACATTCGAGACACTCGGTGATTTGAGGGCCCTAGGCATTAGCCGTTCAAGAATAAGAATAAAAGGAACAATCGAATATCCTTGTGCTAAACATTCATCAAAATCAAATCCGATGACCGGTGCCATCCTTCTTACTGCTACTCAAGTTTTGTTACCTGGACGCCTTTTGTTGCGATCGGTACCTCATCCGGTTCAGAGTCTACAATGAGACACTTCGTATCAGCCTTCTTACGTGATGACTCAGGTAGCACAAATTCACCTTTCTTTGCTCTCTCCACATCAAGCCAGAATTCATCTAGTTTCGGCTTCAAACTCTCAAACCACGCTGCGTCGCGATAGACCGTCGTATGAAAGTAATCAGGAGATGTCCAGACATTGAGTTCCAGCGTCTGCTGATTGAGCTCGAGATCCGGTCGCCAGTTCAGATCACCGAGTGGTCCATAGACGTATTTGCAGGGTAGCCACTCTTCCTGCACTTCGTTAAAGCAACCGACAACTGCAACAAGACCCTTCCACTTTGTCTCCTCGACCGCCTTATAGTCAGCTATACCGCATAAATCAAACTTCATCTCGACATACTCACAGGCACGCACGCCTGTTACCTCCATCTGAAGCTGCATCTGATAGAAGTACTCGAGAGGCAACTTGACACCGATCTTTCGGGACTTCGGGCACTTGATTTCTAGCAAGTGGCCACCACGCTCTCTGAACTTCTTGGCTCGTAAAACTAGACCATCCGGGCTAGCAGCAAACCGCGGATCTGTAGGATGCACAAAGCGACCGCACTCGTGAATGAGCGCATCCCACTCTGACTCGAGCACAAGCTTAACGACAGGCTCGAGACAGATTCCCCAATCAAACGGGCTCATCGATCCGAGTCGTGAGATATTCGTAGAACCTCGTCCAGATAGCTCAATCTTACCGGCCTTCTGGAGTGCGAGTGTTGCACGCTCACGTGGGCTCCCGAAGATCTTGTAGATTTCACTGGCTGTCACTCGCGTCAGAAACTCAGCATACCAGTTCTCAGAACGCTGTTCTGTCTGCGGCTTACTGAGAAGTGCGTGCACGATACCCGAATCCACCGGCTCTGTATACGCAGGCTGCTGCCACGTGGAATACGCTTCCAAAAGCCCTGCTGTTATGTCGTGAACTAGATCAGACTGAGCCTCTTCTTTCACATCAAAATCGGCAGGATAGACTGTCTGGACGTAGCGCTTGAAATCACTCTTCCAGTCGTCAATTAAGTCAACATGGCTCGGCTTCGGCATCACGGTCTCCCATTCCTCAAGGCACTTAGAAAGCTCATCAAACATCAAATGTACTTCATCAGGTACAGGTTGATAAGTTTTCATTTTTTTAGCCTTGCTAGGCTTTGCAACTGCATCATTCGCTTGCGGGTCCATCTACTCTAGTAGTAGTTGTTGCTGGTTCTTTACCCCGTCTCTTCTGCGTCACAACTGCCTTCTTCTCAATCAGCGAAAACTTGACGGGCCCTGCAGCCGTCGTATGTGCAACGAGCCCCTTGATTTCGGTTATCTGCTCCTTCTCTGAATCATACGTGACAGATGCCTTGCTATTCAACACCTTACGATCAAGTCCCTTGATCAAAAGCTTGAATAGCAAATCCTCATCTTCCTCATTCAGATTCAGCCGAGCCTTTTCTCGCTCAACAAACTCACGTAGACGACCAATACGAAGTCCACGTTCAATCTTATGCCAGGGGCGATGAAGAGCATTTTCCGCATCCTGATGCAAGAACTGGAAGGTCTTTTCGTAAAAACCAAGAGCAACAGCACCGCTCACATCCAAAACTGTGTGAGACTTTCTGTATGTTTTACCTCTTGAACTGCTATCTTGGTTCATACCTTCTATACTAATAACGAGCGACTGCCTTAGACCTTGCTAAAATAATCCCTGATCGTATTGACCTCAGGCAATGCAGTCGCAGTCCAGAATTGACTACAAAACACACCACAGCTAAGCAAGTCTGTCGGCATAGATAGAGTTCGCCAGCAATCTTCAGATGCATTTGGAAACTCTACTTCTTCCCACGTATAGAATTCGGTAAGATTTGTTTTCACCGTGTCAATCTCCACAAAATAACACGAGCCGAGTTTTACAGGGGGTCCAACAGCGATTAGATCATTCTTCTTGAGAATCGTCTTAATGTGAGAAGGTTTTATAGTATCTTCAATCGACCAAAGTTCTTTGCCTCCATTTGATAAAAAGAGACTGTATCGTGTCCAGCTGCTATCTACAGATTTATAATACGGAACGATAAACATCTTGAAATAACTCTGTTGCACCAGTTTAGATGTCGGTTATCATACCTACACGTATAGTGAACCCTACACCCTTACCTCAATTTGTTATCAGATCAAGGAGAGAACCATCGAGTAGCGATGTCGTAAACGCAGGATTGATCGAGTCCTGGAATTCTAGCTCTCCGGTTCTACAGTCAACCTATAGACCCTCTGCACAACTTGCCTACTTAATTAATCGTAAGGGTGATACCTTCTATGACCAGAATGGACTTCCTTCAAGAAAGATGCAACCGTTAACTCTTCCTGCAGCACCCTTTGATCCGAACGGAGCTAAACTCGAAGGCAACTCCTATTTCGACCAGTACTCACCGCGATTTGATCCTCGCAACGCGATGCGTGAACTCAAGTCCGTCGTTGTCGAAAGCCGTGCAGACAAAGGTATTGCAGAGTCGCAACACATTTTGACGCGGAATTTCACAGGACGGTATTTGCCGCCTTTGTTTGCGGAAGAGAACAAGTTGAATTCACTGCGTAGCCTTATGTGAATAACACTCAAAAATTGATATAGGTTTCTACGATTAAACAAGCATAATGGCGAATCATTACACTAATGCATTGCCGAGTGCTACACTGCCAAATCTTACAACAAATGGCTTCCGGTCATCTGTACAAACAACAGCAACAAATACGGAGCCTGCAGCACTTGAGCCTCCAGCAGTAGAGCCACCTGTTGCTCAGATTAGCCTCCTAGAAGATGACTTTCCGCAAGAGATGCTTCGCAGCTACGCAATTGAGGCAAAGAATCAGATTCAGTTGTATCGCCTCGATGCCTTTGTAGGTGGCCTCCTTATTGGCACACATCTTCCTAAGATCGGATGGATGATGCTATCCTATACTGCAACCTTTCCTGTTCTTATTGCGTTTCAGCACGCCGATGTGTTCATTCAGTTGTATAAGAAGAAACCTGAATACTTCATTGTTCTTGTGTCAGGCCTAGTTGCGTGCCAGGTGTATGCTCTCTACTGTATTCGAAATCTGATCTTCTAAATTAATTTCACCTCTACTACTATACAATGGCCAGCCGAATGATGACTCGTAGAATGGCACGCAAGACTGCACGTAAGACATCGCGTAAGACGGCGCGAAAGATGACGCGTAAGATGAACCCGAAGGCGATGAAGTGGACCGGCTTCGTTAAGAAGATTTACCAGGAGTTGAAGAAGAAGGATCCGAATGCCAAGCTCGGTGATGCGATGAAGGAGGCTTCCAAGCGCAAGGCCGAGATGTAAATTAGTTCTAGCGAACAAATTCACATCAGGAAGATGTAAAAAGATTATAAAGTTGTAATCAAAAACAAACACACATAATAAGATAAATGATCGGGCCAGCAGAATTAATAGTTCCAGCAAGCGAGGTCATTCTAGCATCCTACCCAATTCTAATCAAATCGGTCGATACAAACCTCTGGACACAGGTTTTTTCACGAAACCTCGTCTACTCCAGCATTGCCGCCTTCATCCTCGGATTCGGCAAACAGGGTTTCTCAGGTGTATCCCTAATGAATACATCCGGTGGCGGCCTTCTCAACCTGTTTCACGTCGGCGTCAGCTACAAGGCATTTTCTGACCTACCCGCCGGCAATGCGATGTCTATTTTCTATGCTTATCCCATCTGGAATTTGATCGGTGCATACTTTATCTTCAATGAGCGTATTCCGTGGTATCAGATTCCTTGGATTGTACTTGCCGTTGCAGGTATGTTAATGATTGCAAGACCCGAGGTGAATTCACCTCTCGCAGAGAAGCCGCTTGGCCTTCTCGCAGCAGTCTTTTCTGGCATCTCTGAGTCAATGATTTATTTCTTCTTCCGACTCCTCGGCAAGGAAGATACGACCTTCAGAGGAATGTTTGAATTGTACGGTGGAAGCTTTGCGTGGATGTTGCCTGTTGTGGGTCTTGCGTCTCTTTTGGGTAGTTCCAACGCGAGTTTACCAAAACTGGATCTATCAACCAAGTCGTGGGTGCCTATGCTTCTCTTTAACTCGCTTATTGGATTTATCGGATATTCGATGCGTTTTGCCGCAATTCCCTACGTCTCAACAATGATCTTCAGTGTGTTAAGTTTCTTCGGAATTGTCGCGGCCTACGTCTTTGGTTATCTATTTGAGGGCGAAAAACCGTCTGTTCTGGCGGCTGGCGGATCTCTTGCTATTCTAATTGCCAATATAGCAATTCTAAGCCAGAGTTAGATGGCTGCAGTAAAGTACGCTGCTGACTTTATTTTAAAAGGCCAGCAACTAGTAAATCCAATATTTTATGATGAATATCATAGTATTATAACAGATCCTAAATTCTATGAAAATATTACACTTCAACCTTATTTTATAACTGAGAGTTTTTTTAATGAAGTGATCCTAATTCCTTTACCCTCAAATACAGATAGGCCTAAATTTCAATTACGAATTATTAATGATACTTCAGAAATTAATGAAGAAAATGAAAGTGCTCGAAGAATTAATAATAATGATTATTTTTTAAGTACAAATTCTTTAAATTATGAAGAATTGCTATCTCAATTAAAAAAGAAATACAGAACAACAAATGGTCCATCTTCTAAAAATCCTATGAATGTTCCAAGCAATATCGGTAATCATCTGAGATTAATTGAATTGAAAAAGCAATTGATTAATTATAAGAAAATTCTCGAGCGTGTTCTCGCAAAAAAACCCAAAAAAGATGAACAATTTGAAAATCTCTTTACAATGAATCTTAAGAAGAGCTTCTATGAAGATCCACTTTCAACTCTAAAAAAGATTGCAACTGTCTATCCTAATTTGGAACTCAATAAGCTTGAAGTGTATAGTTCGCCTGAAGAAATTCAAAAACGAATTGATGACATCGATGAAGATCGTAGCAAGTATTTGATGTTGATTGAAAAGAATAAGGAAGAAATAGCAAAATTTACGGCAGTTGTCAATAAAAACGGATCAAGAAAGAGAATTCGTTTGGCTCCTATGGGTGGCAAGAGACGGTCAAATAAAAAATCAAGACAAAATAGAAAGTGATGAAAATTCCTCTGATTGGAATTTTTGTGGTTTATTGTTTAATTTTAATAAATTTGTATTTTAATACTAGATTTGGATTTGGTATGTCAAATCCATTTAGTACAAAAAACAATTCTAAGAAAGAACTGACAGCTGAAGAAAATATACTCTTTTTCTTTGTCTGTGGTGTTTTACTTACTGACTTCACTTTTAGAGTGTTTGATCTTTACTAGACTAGCAGATAATTCAAAATAAAAAAATCAAGATAAGTCAGAAAGTAATGAAGCTCCCTCAGATTGGAGATTATTTCGCAGTTCCGTTTTTAATTTTATTGGTTATGTATTTCTACAGAAAATCACAGAAACAAGAACTTACAGTTGAAGAAAAAGTACTCTTTCTCTTTTGTTGCGGTGCCCTAGTTGCCGACCTGTCTTTTATACTTTTTGATCTATATTGATCAGTCAAACTCAACCTTGATATCAACTACACGATGGCAGACGGTATTGTTTAGAGCAGTCTGAAAGGTAGTGCGTACACGCTTGCTCGTCGTGGTCGCTGTTCCAGGCTTTGACACGGATGCAGAAGAGCCGGTCGATGAATCCGTTCCCGTGCGCGTTGACCGCGACCTGCTGAGCTGCTTCATATGAGCATTCATCTCCGTTTCTACCACCTCCTGGTTCTTCTTCAGATACTCGATGATGTTCTTCTCGATGGCCCAGCGAAAGAAGTTGAGTTTACCAACTGTGGTCACGAAAGGTTCAACGCCAGGTAGACTGAACATTATACGCTCACGCCGGCAGAACGGATCAAACAACTTCTTACTATATGCCTTGAGCTGGCTCTTGTAGCTCATATACACCATAAACTCTTGGCCCTCGAGGAGGTAGCCAATGCTGTGGCGCTTGGCATAGTTCGTCACAAACCAGTCAATGAGCCGAAGGCTGATTAAGGAAGTTCCCTGTAGAAGTTCAATGACTTCCTGCAGATCCTTGCGACTGGAATAAAACGCTTGAAGACTCATTACAATCAGCTCCTGCTTGCAATGAATCTTACGCCGCCTCGTCTGAGAATCGGGCGCAGTTCCCTCGATGGCGGTCTGAGGAATTAGAGTTATCGGTTCTTGTAGTACCTCCATCGTATGCTTGAGTTGATTTAGGTTTTTCTTAAGCGCCAAAATTACGTAGTGTAGAATTCCGTAGTCTAAGTTAGAGAGGGTATGTCAAATCCTTCAGTCAGTCTACTTCCGGATAATCCATCAGCACACTTTACTCCAGTCCAAGGCGGCGGCTTGGGTGTTGAAATGAGTGGAGGCAAAAGACCAGATCCGCAATGGAAATCAACGCCTGTTTTGATTCCCGTTGCGCAAAACTCTGAAAACTTTCGGTCAACCCCCACAAATGTCAAGCGCTTTCACACACTGTGGAGAAAGACCCTTGGTCCTTCTGTTCCTTCTAGGCATAAGCCTCGTGCCGATCCAGTGTTCGTCATTGGTTCTTTGAATGAACGCGAGGTCAAGGGTTTCGTTGCGGCGCCTTTACGCGGCAACCGGAACGCAGCGCAGGATGTTCTCGGCTGGGCCGCTGTTCAGATTCAGATGCAGCCGGAAACATATGTAGTCTTTGCTGAGCCCTTGACGGCTGGAGGTAGCAAGGCAGATGGTGAGTGGATTCATCGGCAGATCGAGTCCTTGGCGGCCAAGTACCCTGGACATATCATTGTTGTCGGAGAAAGAGAACTCAGTACTCCGTACACTTTGCCAATCGTAGATGGTATCTTTTTCTACTCGGTTCCTGATTCGGAGAAGCAGATTGCTTTTGGATATCTGCCGGATCCTAGGCTGGTGTATGAGCGCCACACACAGGCTATCGAGTCGCTGGATATTGATACGATTCGGACACCCGCTGCGGGTCTGAAGAGGGCAGATGACTCGGAGGATATCATAACTGTAAGTTTTCGAAAGCCGTCGACGGCTTACTCGACAGACAAGGAGATGAAGTCGCAGACGTTAAAGGGTAGACACGATCACGTCTGGAGCGCACCTCCCGGATGGGTGTCGCAGATTTCGTTCGGTGATCGGGCTGTTTCCGCACGTCTGGCTCAAGAAGGAGGTGTTCCACCTGCAGCAGCTGCTCCTGTAGCTCCTGTAAAACCTGCTGCTGCTCCTGTAGCTGCTGCACCGCAAGGATCTGGCCTCGCACCTACACCTGCAGATTCTGAACTGCATACAGTCACACTCGGTGATACAGCCTACAAGGTCCGTAAGGTAACAGACGCAGTCAAGGCTGATTGGATTGCTCAGAAATTTACGGAAGATGAAAAACGGCTGCTTGAGGATCAGCAGCTGAGGTATGATACTAAGATCTATGCGTTGTTTCTCGAAGGAATGGTCGAGGAACAATGCAATACGGAATCGTCTACCTATAATACACCGGCGTGTGGAGTGTTTCGGTATATAATGGCGGATCGGATGTACCAGAAGTTGAAGCAGCGCAATCGTGGTGTGGCGAATGTAAAGGTTGATGGTGCTAGCCCTGCACCTGCTGCTGCAGCTCCTGCAGCTCCTCCTGCAGCTCCTGTAGCACCTGCACCTGTACCTGCACCTGTGCCTGCTCCTGCACCTGGAGCTACTGCTGATGCTGCTGCTGATGCTGCTGCTAAGGCTGCTGCTGATGCTGCTGCTAAGGCTGCTGCTGATGCTGCCGCTAAGGCTGCTGCTGATGCTGCTGCTAAGGCTGCTGCTGATGCTGCTGCTAAGGCTGCTGCTTCTAAGGCTGCTGGTACTGATAATAATGATGATGAAGATGAAGATAATGATGATAATAATGATATTGAAGAGAGATATGAAGATGATAACCAATTAAATACTTTAATTACACAATGGTGGAATGAAGGAAATAAACAAACATTAATAAAGAAATGTGTAAAATACGGAATAACACCGTGTACAGGAACAGAAAAGAAAGATCAAAAAGGAAAAATAACAAAAGCATTAACAAAAGCTATTAAGAAACTTGTTGCAGAAAAAACATTAGAACGTGCTCAACAAGAAGAAGCTATACGAACCGCTGCTAAACAAAAAAAAGGTTTTTCACCAAGAAGAACAAGAGGCGGAACACGCAAGATTCACCTCGGCAAAGGTAAGAAAACCCGCAAGAATCGCACTCAATAAATTAATCAACAAATCATTGTTTTTCATTCAAGAGAAACAATGAGTTGGAAAGACAGTTTAGATACTAAGAATTGCTTGGGTTTTCAGGATACTTGGGGTATTTACATACGCGGGGTTATCCGAACGCGTATTTACATACGCGGGAAGCCAACGAGGTTCGCGCCCAAACCGAAGCCGGCACCCTGGCGAGCCGTGACCGCGATGGACGGCGTGAACGTGTCGAGGAGAGCGAACGTGGCGAAGGCGGCAACACCGATGGTCATGATCTCACCGAAGTTAGGCTTCTTCGGGTTCAAGACGAGAACGGCGACGAACGCCACGACGAGGCCCTCAATGGTATACTTGAGCACGGCAGTTAGAACATCACCGAAGGAAAAGTCCATCTTCTTATACCTTCCAGGTAGAAATTATGTGGCCAGACATGCGCTAAGATACTTTAAGAGTTTATCTTTTGATATCCCAGAACCCCAATGTCTTCTGATAACTCCGCCGCACCCGCTGCAGCTAAGGAAGATTTCCTCGAGGAGGACCCCGAGATCCGCAGTCAGAAGTTTGTACTTCTTTCATTTCTAAGTCCCGAGTCAGTCCTCGACAATAAGGATCAGTACTTTTTCGGCGAGTTCGTCAAGCAGTATGAAATCGACTACAAGATCCGGAATCTGGAAACCTATCTCGTTTCAGTTGTCCGGGGGATCAATGATAAGCTAACCACTGAGGCCGATCGTCTTGAGGCGGCCAGCCCTGATCTCAGTGGTGCTGCCCTTCTCTGCCGTAAGGGTCGTCTCGATATGGCTTCAATTCTCCAGACATACCACAACTTCGTAAAGGAGAATGACAAGACCATCAAGAAGACGACAATCAAGGAAGCCTATGATGATTTCCTGTTCAAGCAGCAGGCCAAGCTGGAGGATGATTTCTTCCAGAAGAATGAGTTCCGCACCAGTATTCGTGGTCTGAAAGTCCGGGGAGTCACCGGAACTCACGGTGAGGCTGTTGCAATGGCCAAGAAGCTACAGCGCTCTGATACAATTCACAATATCTTCCTTGGTGAGGTCGGCAAGTGGCTGCCGTGGGATCCTAAGCCGCACCAGGTTCAGGATCAGGAGTATGCTGAGGATCAGCTCAACCAGCTGATGAAGCGCTACAAGGATAACGAGGAGGCTCGCGACAAGTTTATGACGGAGCAGCGCAAGAGCGGTATCAAGAGTAAGACAAAGGAGGTCCTCGGTTCTGATGGCAATCCGGTATCCGGAGAGTCATCAGAAGATGGGTGGGGATCTATGTTTGGCCCTAAGGGCGATTTAGCGATGCAACGTAAGCAGGAGGCTGCAGCTGCGTCAGCGTCAACAACTGCTATTCCTAAGGATACGATGTCTTCATAAATTAATTCAAGTTAAGCATACCAATTTGATTGTACGCGGCGCCCTGGTCCGGGGCCGCGATAGCAACGCAGTTATTCTCCTGGCAGAACGTACCCTCGGGACAGGGTGTGTCCCGCCTGGCGCACGGCGCATCAATACCACCGCACTGAGGGGCAGTGCACGATGACATATCCTTGCCGACATTGACTTCCATCGCAAAGCCCTCGATGCAGGTGCCACCCATACACTTCTGGCCAACGGGGCACTGGCCATTCGCCATACACGGTAGAGTTGCACCACGCGCATTCTCCGCCGGCGGAGCATAAGGCTTAGGCTTCATTATCTGAACGACAACGAAGCAAAGAACTGTGACAAAAAGGACGATACCAAGAGCTGATCCTAAGTTCAGATTCATTCTTACTAACCTAGTCTGCTAATTTTGATTACGGGCTAGGAGGTTAAGGGTAGGTAGGAATCTGATTTGGCTTTAAGACTGGCTGATTCGGAATCGCGCAGAACCCATTCATACATACGGTTACTCCTCCGCACGGTGGCAGATCTACTCCGCAGCGTGTGCCTGGTCCGCCTGCCATAAATCCTTCATTTAATCCGGACAGTCCAAGAAGAATTGCACCAACTCCTACAATCAATAAAAATGCCATCCATAAGGGTATCTTGAACATCTGCTCTCTACTTAAGGTCTATATCTGTCTAGTTTCCCTTTCGTACCTGAATCTGCGGACCCTTCAGCTTGATAGCATTCGATGCATCATACTTGTTGATCTCAGACTCCTCCTGGTCTCTGTAGTGCTGTGCTGAGTGGCTCCAGAATTCGGGCGCACCAATGCGGAAATCGCCGTGTAGCTCCGCCTTGTACCAGAAAATGATATCCTCAATCTTGTTGCTCTGTGTATTATTACTGATCACAAGACACTCGTAATTCTGAGTGCACTGGTCCATCACCTGGCAGAAGAATTCAAAGGAAGGAAATGCCGAGCCGTAGTTCTCAAAAATACGACGACGATTGCTCATATACGGCTCACGCAGAATGAAAACATAGTCCACGTTCGTTCTCAGAATAGGCGGAACACCCAGCGGATACTGCATCGTGATCAGAAAGAACACCTTCACCCAACGACCGTTCAAGAACAAGTAGCGAATATTCAGATCACGAATCCAGGTGTCGTCATACAGGCAGTCATCAAGAATCAGAAACGACCGAGGATCAATACGAGACTGACCTCTTTCTGCCTGCTCCTTCATAATCTTCTGCATAATGAGCTTCTGGCGATTGACATAGTTCTGAATAATAACGGGTGAGTATGCACCGTGAATGAACAGCGGCGGAACGATCTTCTTGTAGAAATCGTTGGATTCCTCTGTACCGCTGATAACAGTTCCAAGCGGAAGTGTCTTGTGGTGAAAGAGGAGATCCCGGACAAGAGTCGATTTTCCCGTGCGTCTGCGACCAATAAAGATGCATACGGCGTCTTCTGGAGTATTGATCATACTGAACTTTTTCAACTGTAGATTCATTGCCGCTGATGCTGCCATTAGTGTATCCTAGTCAGACAAAGGAATTCAATGGCCTTGAGTTTAACGTGCGTTTTCATTTTTTTCTGAAGATCGAGGACACCAGTAAATGTCTTCACCATATCCGGTTTTACAGACAATGCCTCTTCCAGAACCGGCTGTCTGGGAAAAGGAGCCGCCTGCTTCCCTAAGAACTGCTCTTGAGACACGGTTCAAGCCTCTGCAGACTACGTACCCTGGAATGATTCGATTTGCTAGGAGCAAACAATACAGCAGTTTTTTGCGATTTGATCACCAGTGGCATCTTGATGAGATCTATGGTGATGTTCCTCAGCGGTCGGGAGCCTTCTCGGGACGGGTACAGAGTTTTTCTAGTCAAACCAACCAGCCAAAGGATACTATGGATATTTCAGGCTACTGCAAGATTACACACCTGCTCGACGCCTACCAGATGATTCAAGGCCACTATCCGATGGCCCAACATCCTGCTCTGCCAGCACCTGGACCGAAGTCAGCCAAACTCTTTAGTAAGTTGCACGATCCTCATAACCAGGCCTACGTAGATGCCGTAGCGTGTTATATGCTGAGCAAATTCCGGGAGTCTGGATATTCACCGCATTTTTCCCTCTTTTACGGGGCATATCTGGCGATCGCAAATCAGTATTATTACAATGTCACGGAGGAGTTCTCAGAAATTCGCTTTGAGAGCTGGTTCTGGAAGCGTCAGCAGCAAGGTATCTTTTCACTTGCCGGATTTGAGGGTGGAGTTGCTCTCTCAAGCGATGATTCATTGATGGAGCCGCCGAATGATCTGACAGATGATACAACAGTCGATTCTGATTGCGATTCTGACTGCAGATCTGCACGTCATCGGATGGACGTAGATCTGGACACGGCGGCTGTTTTGCAAGATAAGCAAAATGGATCTGAAAGCGGGTCTCTGCGCTCAGTCTCACTGTCAACTCATAGTAGTCGCAGTGATAGCAGTAGTGGCAGCGATGACAGCGATGACAGTAGTGGCAGCGATGATAGCAATAGTAGCAGTACAAACAAGGAAGTCTCTTTCTTTGCGGTTCTCAAGGAATTTCCCACAATGATGATGTTCCTTGAATCCAATACAAATACAATGGATTCGCTGCTTGATACAGAAGACAGAATCAATGAGGACCAATGGATTGCTTGGCTCTTTCAAGTGATCGCCGCGCTGTGCCAAGTTCAGAGTATCTGGGCAATGACTCACAATGATCTCCACAGCAATAATATTCTGTGGACACCGTGCACTGAGGAGTACCTGTATTACAAGACGCGTGATGGTCGCACGTGGCGTATTCCCACATACGGAAAGCTCTTTCGCATCATTGATTTTGGCCGTGCGATTTACACACATAACGATACGATTTGCATTAGCGATGACTACGCTCACAATAATGAGGCAGGAGGACAGTACAACTTCGGACCGATCTACAATGCTGAGGAACCCCGTGTCTATCCGAATCCGTCCTTCGACTTGTGCCGTCTCTCCGTTTCCATTCTGGAATCACTCTTTGAGGAAGTTCCTGAAGATAAGGAGGGTGGTATTCTCTTGAGTGATGAGCCTGGTCGTACACAAAAGGAGACCGTATCGCCTTTATTCAACGTGTTATGGTCGTGGCTCATTGATGAGGAAGGCAAAAATGTACTATGGGAGCCTGATTCATCGGAGCGATATCCTGGATTTGATCTGTACCAGGTGATTGCGAAGAAGGTCAAGAATGCCGTGCCGCGTGAGCAGCTAGATAAGGAGCCATTTTCCAAGTTTGAATTCAAAGGAGCCTTGCCGCCTTCAGTTCAGGTGTATCCTTTATTTTGCTAATAGGATCTAAATACCAATTTTTCATATATTTATATGCCGATTAACTTTGATCTAGAAAAGTTAAGACAAGAGCACAAGTGTGTAAATTATTTTGAAACAGGTTTATGGGATCCCCGTGATGATATTTCCTGTAAAATGGCATTAAACTCGGGATTTGAAAAGGTATTTTCTATTGAATTATTTGAAGAATGGGTAGAGCTAGGCAAAACTATTTTTAATACTGATATAAGTCAGGGGCGACTTACTTTAATACTAGATGATAGTGTAAATATGAATAAATATATGAATAATGAAGTATTTGCAAATAAAACGATATTTTTCTTAGATGCGCATATATGTAATGACACACTAAATAATAGAAAGAGATGTCCTCTATTTGATGAGCTAGAGGCAATCAAGATGCTTGATAGAAAGGATAATGTAATCTTAATTGATGATATAAGAATAATTGTTCAAACATTTCCTTGGGGTGAAAATTCATATGGTCTTATTAATTTTTTAGAAAAGATTCAAGAAAAGATACTTGAAATAAATCCAAAGTACAAGTTTTCTAGATTAAATGGAATTAATGAAGATGATGTTTTATTTGCGTATGTTGAGAATGAGGGTTAAACATATAAATAGTTTTTAAAAATAATGAGTTGGGTTTTAGTGTTTGTAGCAAACGAAGATTACTTAAATAAAGCGTTTCAAACGGTTTATGAAGTAAGAACAATCGGTCAATGGACAGATGATATTATTCTCTTGACGACTGCAGCGATTGCTGCTAAGCCTGAAAATACTCTACTCTGTAGTTCACTCAATGTACAATTTCGTATACTCCCTGTACACGATTTTAGTAAAACACTTGATTTCTTAAATTCAAAACAGCAGCACATAAATTCACATTATGTAAAAAATAGGATGTTTCAATTTATGAAGTTTTATATAATGGATCCCTGGTTCAAGAAATGGGATATCGTATTTTATATGGACGCAGGAGTGAAAGTTCAGGGAGACTTGAATCGAATGAAGGCAGCCTGCAATCCTTGTTATTCACTCATAGCACATAGTGATTCGTATCCCGAATATGAGAAAACACTTGAAACCCAGTTTGAATTTAGCATTGATTCTGATATTTCAGAACGTTTATTAATGACATACAATTTGAAATGTGATTATTTTCAGAGCACAATACTCATTTTTGATACAAAGATCATTGAAGAAGGAACCGTCGATCGTTTATTTGAATTAATGAACTTATACCCTATAATGACACGTAATGATCAATCAATCTTGAATCTTCATTTTATATGTGAACGTGGTCTTTGGAAACCACTTGAAAAAGCCGATAGTATCGGATTTTTGTACGATTTTCACGAGCGGCCTGGCTTTGATCGGAGTGATTATTTGCTTATGAAATATCCAATCAAGTATCTTTTGTAGGGGGTACCTAGAAGTTAGGAGGCCCAATCTTGATATCAGAATCTACTGTCAGTTGTGTAGATGTAGCAGATGTAGCTACCTTAGACACGGCGGCCGCCGCATCAGACATTGAACCCTGAATTTCCTGAAATGTCTCGGGAATCATCGGATAGATGAAGCCTGTAAACGCTGCACCGATCAGAAAATCACGGCTGAGCTTTTTTACATTCATTTCCTCCTTCTGCGAATAAATTGCGGCAGCACTGACAACGGCGACCAGAATACCACCCGCTAGCGCCCAGAGGAAGATTTCGAAGTCCATTCTGGACAGCTGAGGTAGAAAAAAAGCGTAGTGTTTGACGCATTAGATAGACTCATAGTCATCGGCAGCCAGAGGTGTTGTTGCGCCAATCGGATTATCCAGATCCTCGAAATCATTTAGATTCAATTTCTCGGCTGTATCCGATACCTCAAATTCCTCTTCCTCACCTTCATCGATCATCTGTCTCACTTCAGCCTGGCCTTCAAAGCCAAAGACAGTATCCATTCCTGTAAATGCAACGGATCTCTCGGTGTCGACAACGAGAGTTTCAGGAAGCTTCTCTACAATCGGACCCGTTGTAGGCGGTACGATCGCGCCTGAGATATCCTGGGTGATCTGACCTGTCGCAATAGGTGCAGGAAGTTCAGGCATCTTGACTGCAGGAACTGCAACCGAATGGGTATCCTGAGGAATCGTAGATCCTGATATATCAAGAATTGTTCCAGACAGATCTAAGCCGAAATCCTCCTTCTCCTTTGTCAAAGGTACCTCCTCCTTCGGGGTTCCACTCGAGACCTCCAGACCATCATCCTCGTCCTCCTGCAGACTCTCACGGAGAATGGACTTGACCGGGAGCAGATTCCGTACTGCCTGTAAAATACCTTCTTCTAGAAAACGGCCGACCTCATTCATATTCTTCTGACGCTCGAGAGCGGGTGCAGTCTCGCTGAACAGATAGATATTGGACCATAGAAGACGACTACATTCAGATAAAGTGCGGTGCATAAAGTGATCTGGCTTGGGAACAGTGATTTGAATGCGGCGCCGGGGCTTGGCGTGTAGACGAATCGCTGATAGAATCTTAGTATGTGCAATAAAGACTGCTGTTATGAGGTCCTCAATGTAATCACAACTGACAGAGTTTAATAAACCAGCAGTCTCCTTCTGGACCTTATCGAGATTCCACTCGGGAATCTGGCTCAGAGATTCCTGAAACTCGGCGAGTGTTGACTTGCTTGTCTTTGTTCTGCGCGCCTCGTCTAGGCGATCTAGAAAGAATCGCAGAAGCACAGGCTGAAAATTGCCGACGAGCTGTCGGGTATATTCCGATTTTGCTTCGCTATAAATTGCGGCAGTTGTATCCTGAATTTCCATCTAGAGTACTATTGTCGCGAATAAATTGTTGAGAGTCTTATCTACGCAACGAGTGCGGCTGCGTATACGCAATGCAACGAGTGCGCCTACGCTCATCTATTATTGAGCAAGTATCCAAGCCGACAATATCCACGGGCTCGTTCCTAAAGTACAGCGCTTGAGAGCCTCGCGCTCAAACTCTGTTCCTGTTGCAACCTGCTTCAGAACCTGAAAAGGATCCGCACCCTGTAGTCTCGCCTCTCGTAGCTCAGCGAGTGTCGTCGGTGTCTCAACACTCGGTACAGGCGGATCATCCGGTTGCCCCCATTCTCTCAACAATTCACGCTGTCTCCACGTCGGTGTGGGCGCCGGCGGCAACCTCTTTAAAACACACCGGGATTGTATCGGCTCTGCCATACACTCCAGACGTCGAACTTCCAAAGCACACGTCATATGCGCTGAAGCCGTCTCCAGAATACGACGCAAAAATGCCTGCGCATCTAGAGTGATATCATCAGCCCCTTCAAGCCAGACCCATGTCGGCTCTCGTGTTCTCACTAAACCGTGTAGCAACTCCCGCCCCTGACGAAGAGCACGGTCATCGCGGCAATTCCAACGAAACAGTGTGTGTCCCGCAGCAGCAGCGGCTTGTTTGATCCATCTGGATTTACCACATCCAGGTGGGCCTACAATTAAATAACTCTTTCCTCTCTGTGTATCCATTCTAGGGATTTGTAGTGGGGTTTTTTAGGTCGGCTTAATATTAGATCAGTGTGTAAGCAGTGGGAGTACAATTATTAGTTGGTGAAGGTAAACCAGCTCGTACCTTACTTTTAGTAAATAAAATGCAGTTTACGCCTTTAGGAGCAAATAAATCATGAAGATATATGCCAAGTAAAATCATTGAGAAAATAAAAAATACTATTATAAATAAATTAGTCTTTACGCCTTTAGCAGCAAATAATAAATCATGATGATATATGCCAAGTAAAAACATTGAGAAAGTAAAAAATACTTGTATAAATAAATTAGTCTTTACGCCTTTAGGAGCAAATAAATCATGATGATATATGCCAAGTAAAAACATTGAGAAAGTAAAAAATACTATTATAAATAAATTAGTCTTAGAAAATAAGAACATTCTATTGATATATTGTGAAAAATTATATTTCAAAAAAAATAATTTTTTTGAATTTTATAGTGAGCTCTAATACTCATCAAACTTGCTATATTTATTACTGCCAGCGGATGTCCTGGAAGGATTCGGAAAGCCACCCTGCGCTTCAACTTCAGCCAGCAGATTGGAATCGTGAATCGCATTTCTCCGTAGGGACATATTGAGCGGATTGTTCTCCAGCGACTCGATGATCGCCGGCATATTACGCTCCTTGCTGACGTCCAGCTTGAGCGGTAGACGGTACTGCACACGTCCCAAATCGCCCGCGCCTGTGCTGAACGGAGTGACCCGATTGACGGCCAGAGCACGGTCGTTGACGTCATCCACCGTAAGACGCTTGGCTGACTGGTTGATGTCGCCGTGGAAGACAGCGATATTGCCATTGCCAGCCAGCGGCTTACGCAGCTTGGCAACTGTCTGCTTCGACTCGTTGCGGCGCATATTGAACGCGGCCTCGTGGCTTGTAAAGTCCTTATTAACACTGATGGCCGGTCCAGCGATAAGTGCATTGTCAGAGAGCTGCGCCTTCTGTGTCGGCCGAGCAATATCCTTCGGATCATAGACCTTGAGACGTGCCGGTCCTCCATTCGGTCCAGCAATACCCTGGTAGTTCCAATCAATTGTTGTCTCCTTGACCGTTGTACGAGCCACATCTGAAGGGTCCCACGTCGTGATCGCCGGCGCACCACCCGCATAGCCAACCGGTGTACCCGTCTGACGAATATTGCCAACAATCTCATTACGACGAGTCGGCCGAGCATTATCCTCATAGTGCACGGATACCTGGCCCGTATCCGCCGGCGACAAGTTGAGACCCATCGTGCGATCCTGCGTCTGTAGACGTTCATTCGGCCGAATCTCAATCGAAGACGCACCATAGTCGTCGCGCGGCCCAGCACCATAGTCAGATCCGTCTGCATTACGGAATCCCGCACCTCCGTGCTGCTTTGTCATCGGAGTTCTGTATGCACCTGCCACGTATGACTGGAATCCCTCCTGTGATGCCGGTGTGCCTGTAAGCTCAGCGCTGGTATCCGTACGTGTCGTGTACTTGAAGACCTGAATAGGCCGAGTCGTCTCCTTGGTGTATTCGGCTGTCGCAACACCGTTGCGCTCACCACCCTCGTTCAAGAAGAAGGTATCAGGTCTGTACTTGCGAACCTCTCCAGCATCCAGAGCTGCAGCACCGATAAAGTGCGCGCCAGGCACAACCGGCTGCGCGTATGTGACCTTAGGCTTATCCGCAGTACGGAGCTTATTGGTCGTGGGCATCGCCTTTTTCATAATTTCATTGATCTCCAGCTGCTGGAAACCGCCCTTGCCTGTGATACCGTATTTCTCACCAACACCAGCACCTACACGAGTAGGCTCAAACGGCTTCTCATTGTTGCGTCTGGACGGATCCACGATGCGGCTACGAATAAAATCCGCATTCGGCTCATTGCCAAACGGCTGACCGAACGGCTGGGCGTAATTGAACATAGGGCTGATTTCCTGTTTCTGAATCTGTGTCGTGCCAGCACCTGTAAATGTATCGAGACGACTGGTGTTGACCGACGGCGCCATATTCTGCTTCACGCTGCCTCCGTAGAACGGCTGCATATTGTTGTGCCTGAACTCGTCAGCATTGATTGTTCTGCCACTCAGACCACTTGTGATCTGGCTGCCGTGAATGTAGGCACTTGTCTGCTCAACACCGCTGCTGACCATCGCCACCTGCGCTAGATTTGCATCTGATGGCTCAGGCATCGGAGGCCCACCCCCATTTCCTGTAGGATTGCGTAGCGGCGGGAGTCCTGTTGAATATTCCAACGGGCCGCCGTACTGAGGGCCGGGATTCGGCTCGGAAGGATACATCTGACCATTCGGCGTCTTGTACATCAGATCAAGCTGGGTTCCAGCAAAGGCCGTATTCGCAGCAGCTTTCTGAGCAGCAGATCCTAGAGTGGTTGATCGACGACCTGCCGCCGTCTGTATAATTGACTGAATCTGAGATTTGATCGATGAGATCCCTTCAGTAGATCCCTGCGCCTCTAGAGCATTAAGACGAGTATTCAGATCTTTGATCTGAGCAGCTTCACCCTTTGATAAATACTCCTGAATGCCGATGGTGTAATACTCAGCAGGAACAGGCATCGCAGGATCTGAAGGGGGCATTGATTGAGGGAGAATGCCGAGGCCTAGTGTGCGAAAACCCTCCTTTTTATCTGAAATAGGTGCAGCAGGCGCAGGGCCTCTCTTGTTCGGTGCTGCTAGTTGAGAAACGGCAGCGCCGAGTGCTACTAATCCTGCGAGCGCGGCGAATTCCATACTACTATTCTGACGATATGAATCTTAATTTCTTACAACAGCGTTATGAGAAATAAAGAGTTAACAGGTTTAATAAGAAGGGTGAACCGATTTCTGCATTGACTTATAGCAGGACTGTTTGGTCCAATTATCCTTAGACTGATCACGTGACGGGATGAAGAAGTCGAACGGTGTCTCATAACTCTTCTGCGCATCGTGGGGTAGATCAATGAACCGATTGAAACCAGTCGTTCTCAGAGTGCACGGAGGATTATAGAGTCGCTGGTATGTGATACCGAGCGTCAGATCTGGTGCATTCACTAACGGCTTCTCGTTGATCTTATTCTTATCCGGATTATATGAAACATCGTTGCACTTGACACGTGTGCCGAGACGGTTGATGTTAAAAAGATCAGACTCAACATCTGTCTTACATTGCCCCTGCGGCCACGAGGCACCAGACATCTGTAGACGAACTGTCGGCTCAGCCGGAAAGCCGCTCGGGCAGTTGTGCTCGGGCTTCTCCAGATAATAACGAACACTGTATGAAGTGATTCGCATATCATCTTCTTGGTGGAAATTGTCGTATTTGGATCGTGTAAAGGACATTTCCTACTACTATCACAAACTTAGTATTTCTCAGGGCGGGCACACTGCTGTACATTCATAGGTATCGGTGCAAAGGTTGCAACCATAGGGAACATCTGCATCGCTGGCAGATGACGCTGTCTAACGTCGATTCTTACAGATCCCTTTGTTGACTTGCGAACAATGGTCTCCTGCTGTGTAGGCGGAGGCTGGTACTCACGAGCAGGGCAATACGTCAACGGAATGTTCAGACGACGTAGATCTGACTCCACATCAACCATAGGGCCCTTGACTAAGCTAACGTCATTTCCGCCGACGAGACCGAGTTGGTGCCGGGCTGGTTTAGAACTAACATATGCAAATGGGGTATCGACATACGTTTGAGGATTTTCCTTTTTCTCAAACGGGTGTTGTAAGATTTGAAATTGAGCGTCCATCTTCTACTGCTATTAGCAGTTAATATCGCGCATATAGGCACGGCTGGGAATACCTCCACGGATCCAGCCAGGCGCAGCAACTTCAGGGATCAGATTCTTCGGGTTCTGGATGTTGTCGGATAGAGACTTTACCATCGGTATGTACTGTCCAGTGAACTCCTGCTCCGTCACAGTGCCGCATTCCTTGAGCTGCTTCACTTGCTCAGAGTGCTGTAGGGCGCTCTCCACATCCGGATTGCCACGACCACCACCCATAAACGGAACTGTCAAGAACGGGCGAGCCTGCGCCCGAATCTGGCACCGGTTGCTCTTGAAGGAAATCTCATTGCGCAGCATTGAGTCAGCATCAACCTGGGCGTTATTGAGACCATATCCATCACGCGGGTAGATCAAGAGCTGCTCGGCAGCGAGAGGATTTACACGGCGGGCATCCGGAACAAGGTAAGTGGTCGTATACTTGCCAGGGCCAACGGACTGGCTATAGTATTGTTGGATGCCGCAAAGGTCATCGCGAGTCTTTGTCAATCGATTGATATCCATCTGATTACTTCTAACTAAATCTTTTAGAAAAACCTTTAGAGAAAGTAGATGAGAGAGAAACAGGCAACTCGATTCTGTAAATGTATTAAGGAAGTCCGTAAGACAGTCAAGCTGCGACCGGGGCAGCCAAAAACCAATGACGCTAAGGAAAGAGCAGCCATTGCCATCTGCGTCAGATCTATTTTACAAACCAGAGGTCGTACATTGAAGAAATTTAAGTGCCGGGGTAAGGCTTCTTTGACGACACAGGGGCCAATTAAAACTAGAAAGAATAGAGTCTAAGTAGAAATGCCTAGGAACTCGAAGGCTACTTACTCCTTTCATCCGACAACACCAACCATTTTTGAAAAGAAGAACGGCTTTTCAACTGCAGCTCCCGTACCTGCACCACCTGCAGCTTTAGCGCCCTCCTTCGGCCAAATCGTCAAGGAAGGCTTTGCATTCGGTGTAGGTTCATCGATTGCACGAACAATGATCGACTCTGCATTTACACGAATGGGTCCTTCATCTGCAGAACCGGTGCGTGTTCCTCCAGTTGTTTTAACAAATACCGATGACATCGCAAAATGCAATGAACGTGCTCTTTCCAATAAGTGTGCTAATATGGCAGACACACAACGGCAAGCTTGGGTTAAGTGTATGAAAGAAACCAAGTTTGACGATTCAAAGTGTGATGATTTGTTCTAGGTTTATGAAGATCCAGCAGGGCAGTACTTGCCAACTGGGCAGACAATCGGAACTGCCGTTCCAGCTGGACAATAACGACCTTCAGGACACAAGATGGGTGTTATGATTCCTCCTGTGCCTTGAACACAGTAATGTCCCGCGGGGCACTGCTTAGGACAGTCCTGTGTAGAGCCTTCGTGGCATACGCATCCAACTTTGCAGAAACCAGAGCAGCCCGGAGTTGAAAGGCCAGTTGACGCACCATATGTTCCCGCAGGGCACAAGAAATTATTACCAGCAACGGACCCAGACGGGCACCAACTTCCTACAGGACAATCTGTCGGGTTTACGAAAGAATCCTTAAAATACATAGTATAAATTGCAATTCCTGCCGTAATTACTAAAACGATTAAAAGTATTTTTTGAGACACTTTCATCTCCTACTATTCTATTGATCAGAAGATGATCCAGGACCACAGTTTTTTGAATGAGTGCAAGAACGTATTGCTGATCCTCCAGTGCAGTATGAACCAGATGGACACGTGTAAGGGGAGCTCATTCCATAGTAAGGACAATATGTTCCACCAGGACATCGAACGATTGCCGAACCTCCTGAACAATAGTGTTCATCTGGACACACACGTGGTTCAACCATTCCCGAATCAGGACAATACATTCCAGGAGGGCAAACAACCGCCGGGTAGAAGTAATCTCGTCCAGTTGCTATACATAATGCGAGTACAACAAGTAATATAATGAATAGTACTTTTTGCATTCGATTCATAACTGCTTATCTTCTTGCTTTGAAACAAGAAACTAATTAGCTAGTTGAGCCAAGGTATAGGAGCGCCTTCCGTGCCTCCAACGCACGCCTCGCGACCACCCTCCTTGCACGTCAAGCCAGGGATCTTGTACAACCAGTTCTGGTAGCTTTCACGATCACTTGGTATTGTCGTCGCCGGCATCGTTACAAACTGACGCTGGCTCTGCGACTTACCAAACACGTCAGTCGGATCAGAGAACCATTGTACGCGGAAGAACTCATCAAGAGTCTGCTTGACAATCGGTGAATCCACCGGAGCTGCCTGGGCTCTCTGCGGATTGTACTTGATCTCGTCGATCAGCACATTCATAAACGGATTACGCGGGCTCGGCATTGTCATTGAGTCATCTTCGATATCATAATTTGTCGCCTGCGGCAGCGGCGGCGGAGCCAACTGCTGGCTCTTCGGTACAATTGACGTCACATTCGTGTACTCCATCATATCATTAACTCTAAATCCGTCTACTGTCTCATATTCACCAACCTGAATATACGGTGCTCGTATCATATCAATGATATCAGGCAAAGTAATGATCAAGCCAAGAATGAGTGAGTATATCATAGTCGTCTGCAGATCGTGATTGTACAACGAAAACAGTGTCGCAATAACAATGATTGCCAGAAACGTGCGAGTCAGTGCATTGATTCGCTCTGATAAGCACAGAGGACGACCTGTCGAGCGTCGCTTCCACTCGGTAATCCACGAATCTGTTATAAGAACTTTAGGATCTGTATACCACGCGGGTGCACACACTGGCTTTGTTGTTGCCATCTATCTGCTGTAGAGCTTACTTTCTTTGAACTTATCTCTTCTTATTTGCACCCTTTTTTGCGCCCTTTGCCTCTGATGCAAGAAGCTCGTTTGCAGCAGCCTCTGCAGCAGCAATAGCAGCAGCCATAGCTTCGGGACTCATAGCGGCAGGAGCGGCCGTGGCCCCAGTACGCCGAGCCATCTCACGTCGGAGACGTTGTTGGGCAATATTCAATCTGGCAGATCCCTCCCGACCAACAGACCGAGCCATATCCAGATCCTCAAATCCAAAGGTCGAGCGCATACTCTCCATCATTTCCACAAAGGCAGGATTCTCTGAAAATTCCTTCATCATCTCCTCCGCCTCGGCCACCAAGTCCTGCGGCTTGAACTGGCCACGCTGAAACTTCTCCTGCAGACGTCCGATGATCTTCTTCATCGCACTCTGGAGCTTCTCCGGATTCTGCATTGTTGTCTGCATCAAAATCTCAAAGGCCTGGCTCGGATCAGCCTCGCAGCGGCGAAGAACTTCCGGGTCCAGACCAAATTCCTCCGGCTTGAGTTCCTTGACAATCTCCTCCGCCAACTTGGCCAGCTTTCCATTCTTTAGCCGTTCGGGAAACGGAGGAAGCCGTTGACCTCCGGGACCAAACATCTCCGCCATCCGTTTTGCAAATGAATCAAAATCAGCCCGACCCATCTTGTTTCGCCACTCTCCCAAAAACTTGTCAGCCCACTCCTTAAAAACTCCACCACTCAGATCCATTGATCCAGGGCCATCCTTCATAATGAATGAGAACGTGAGGATGCTCAGATACTTCTGAATGGCATCCTTCGTAAGTTGGGACACTCCAGCCCAGAGTTCGGGGGTGATTACAACACCGGGAAGAACCATTCCAGGGCAACTGGCAACAGGCCGATCAGGGCGACCACCCAGGGTTAGAACATAAGCCTTGTACTGATCCCAGCGTTCAGTAGCCGTAAGTTTAAGAGCTGCGGCAACGGCGATCTCGAGCTCAGGAAAGACATCTTTGAGGTCATTCGCAAACTCTTCATATTTCTTTTGAAAGATCGCCTCGATCGAAGGCTGTGTGGATGACATCTAGTCAGAATACATAGACCATCTTAGATATCTTTACGTGGCAGTTCACTTATGCGGTAGTCTGATTCGGCGTTATCCGATTCGGCGTTATCCGATTCGGCGTTATACCCTTCGCCTTCTCACACAGGAGGCAAAGTACTCGCAAGTATTCCCAGACAACATTCCGATTATTATCTGAAAGATTTGGCCAATGACGATCAAAAATCATAAGAGTCGGCATCAATTCATTGAATTGACTCGCCATTATCTTTCGTGCAAGTTTGATAATCTCTTCATCCTTGCGATTCATAATCATATCGCTGGCTGGAATATAAATGTATTCGTGGAACATATCCAGCATTAACTTGGGATTTGAAGACTTGGCAGCTCGCATTGCTTCGAGACCCATTGAAATATCTCGCTCCTCCGGAAAGGTTTCCGAGAGAGTTTCGAAAAATCGGACAAGCTGAGTACAAAAGGGCTTCAGATAGTCCATCTACTCAGATTTATGCTGCTGCGTTTTAGATAGAAACGCAATTATTCAGGCAACGAGAACACATAATCATTTTGACTGAACTCTTTATTAATAACATAGCCGTAGTTCTCAAGCAGTGCACAGACTTCCTCAGTCGAGGTTCCAGCATCTGACAACGTTTCTCCAATCTCAAAGACACCTGCCTTAATACGTTTACTCTGTAAGAGCCCCTTTGCTCCTTCAAGTACAGTCTTTTCTGCACCTTCTACGTCGATCTTGATAAAGTCAATCTGTTGTATACTATTTTCTGAACAATACGAATCTAGTGTCTGACACTTGACATTGAGCACGGTTATATCTTGATTTAGTTGATCAAATACGGGTCTCCGAATAATGCTTGAAAGTCCAACACTCAGATTTGGAATATAGATATCAATAAATCCATTAGTATTTCCGAGACAATAGTCATTCATCGTGATATGAGGATAGACTTGCTTGGTTGTTGCTGAAAGAAATGGATGAGGTTCGAAACAATGGACATTGGGAAAACCGAAAAAGTCGAGTGCCTTGATAAAACTTCCGGCATTTGTTCCAACATCGAAAAATACACTTTCCGAATTTAGACTTTGCCTGAAACTTGTAAAATGAAAAAGAATCTTCTGCAAAATTTTGAAATCGATATCGTTCAATTCTTGAAAAGAGTGTTTTTCAAAACATCTTTCCATCTATTTTTTGAATAGCTGAACTGGGTTTAGACCACTGAGCATTTGAGATTAACGAGTTGTTCTGGGCTTGGGCATTCCAACCTCCCGACCCTGCTGGTAGGCCTCCATCTGCCGATCGAACATTTGTTCCTTCTTGGATTTCTGACGACCCTCTTCATTGTTGCGGCCGGAATCTCCAATGTTCTGCATTGTGCGATCTCCAACTCCAGCATTGCCATTTAAGAAACCGAAATCCCAATTCTTGCCTCCGCTGTTTTCCACAGTTGCTCCGGATCCGCCAACTAGGACTCCGTAGGACTCGCTGAGTTTTCCTCCCATTTCCGAAAAGTTCCAGGCTTCGATTTCTCCTGAAGGCGCCATCTCCGTTTTCGGCCCGGAGCCTCCTCCCATTCCAGAAGAGGCTGTCGGAGATCTGGATGTATCTTTCATCTTTCGTTCGTACAGCCAATTCAAAACGTCGCTATTGACCTTTACAGGCTCGGGATCTCCCTTGATCAAGAGTGTCGGAACCTGTTTTAGCCAGGTCGGGAGTTGGCTTCGGGGAGTTGTATCAATGCAAACAAACTGGAATTCTGACTTATAAGGTAATGTTGCCAATTCTTTTAAAAAAGCTTCTGACCACTCGCATTTGTTACTATAAAAACAAATGTGGGGTGGTTGACTCTGCCGGAGTGCCATTTCTAAGCGCATCGGGGGTTAAAATACACAGTTTTTAACGACGATTGCGATTTGAGCGATTTCTGTTGGTGCGATTTCTGTTTGTGCGATTCTTGCGATTCATCTTGTTTGTGCGGTTCATCTTGTTTGTACGGTTCATCTTGTTCATACGGTTCATCTTATTCATACGGTTCATCTTGTTGGTACGGTTCATCTTGTACATACGACGACCGCCTGTGGTTGCAGTAGGATTCACCTTCTCGTTCATCAAGTTTGGAGCGGCGCCCGTCATACCCGCATTGGAGTTGCCCGCAGCTACACCAGATGAAACTACCGCATTTGTCGTCGCACTATTGACTGTGTTGCTCGCTGTATTCTTCAGATTCTTGATGTTATTAGAGACCTTCGCCACATTTGCCGCTGTACCCGAGCCGAGGTTCGTTACCGCGTTCTTTGTCTTATTAGCGACCTTACTTACGCTATTTGTGGCTGTCTTGGCCGCATTCGTCAGCGCACCTGTTATTGATGAAAAAAGCCCGCCAATTCCTGAATTTGATGCCGGAGCACTTGTGTTGGATGCCATCTACCTAGAGACTGGAAACTACGCAGCAAACTTCGAAGCTACCGGGCCAGCTTCACTGGCCATAAATTTGAATATAAAACCAAACATCAATATCAATACAGATGAGTTCCGTTGCCTTTGAAAATATTAGTACACCCTCCGATCGTAAGCTGCAATTTACGCTAACGGAAACAAGCTATCCGTATGCGAATACGCTGCGTCGCGCAATTATGACGCTTGTACCGAATGTTGCTTTTCGCTCAGATCCGCCCGGCGTGGTTCTACCGAATCCTGACATCAAGATCCTGCACAATGACAGCGTTACGCAGCCGAATGAGCTCCTCGCCCACCGCCTGAGTCTCATTCCGGTTCACGGTGCACCTGCAGACACGTGGGACCCTGACCGCTTTGTCTTTCGCCTCAAGATGCAAAACGATGGATCTGAGCCGATTGACATCTTTGCCTCAGATATCACAGTGCTCGAGCGCCGCACTGCCTCCGATATGAGTGAGATTCTCGTTGAGGTCCCGAATCGTACCTTCTTCGTTCCGAATCCAATTACACGCGAGACCTGCCTCATCACGTCTCTACCAGCCAAGCGTTCTGCGACTGCACCTAGTCTTCACGTCGAACTCAAGGCGACGGTCGGTACGGGTAAGGAACACGCTCGTTTCATTCCTACGTGCCAGGCGTCTTACGGATATACACTCGACACCAATACGGAGCGCAGGAATCAGTACTTTGAGAAGTGGCTCATTAGCCACAAAAATGTGGATCCTGATACTCTTAAGGATGATGAGCAGCGCCGCAATGAGCTCGATCGGGAGTTCAAGAGTATGGAGATTCAGCGCATCTTCAAGCAAAATGAGAAGGGTGAGCCGAACTCCTTCGACTTTCAGATTGAGACACTTGGCACAATTCCGACTCGCTCCATCGTTGAGCAGGCGCTTGTAGGGATTCAGAAGGCGTGCGAGCCGTTTATGGGACTTGACCAGGGCGACTTGCCTTCGACAATTCGCATTGAGCAGTGTGATTCCCAGCTGCAGGGCTTTGATGTTGTTATGCAGGGGCAGGATCACACGCTTGGCAATCTTCTGCAGACGTGGTTATCTGATAATCTAGTGGATGGTGAACTTGAACCTAAGATTCAGACGGCAGGCTACTTCATTCGCCATCCTCTGAAGGATGAGATGACGATTCGCATTGGATTGCTCGATCCGAAGGACAATCAGATGACAGTGCGCACTGCCATTGCGACGGCTGCAAAGGGATGCCACGCAATGTTCGGAGAGTGGAAGCGCACCTTTACGGGTGAGGCTCGGCCTGCCTCTGCTGCAGCATCAGCAGCGAACCTTGCTGCAGGTCCTAAGCGTACTCTCAAACTGAAGAGGCAAACTCCAGCAAAGTAAATAAGTCCTACGAAATACCATAAATGGAACAAAGCATCTTCAGATGAACTAGCCATTTGTTCCACGGAAGAATCGTTAGGCCGGTCAAACGAATGGCGGTTTCAATGTGCGGCTTGAGAACTTGCAGAGTTCCTTTAATTGATAGATGCCCATAGGTGGCAGCAAGAAGCGACTTGTCAAACGATGGTTTACCCGTGCGATCATTTACACTTTCGTGGAAATCGTAGACCCACGTTGTTAACCACGAGTAGTAGTTAGTATATGCTATATTCTTAAGATCTGTTATGGGTCTAAAGATTAACCATTCTTCACAATGCTGGCGACACATTGGACACGGAATCATCTTCGGTAGAAGTTGAATCAGTGAGATCCATTGTCTTTTTTCATCCTCTTGATAAAGGGGCGTTACAGCACGGCCTCCGCGTTCAGCAAGTATATGTAGAATTGACCAGAGAGGCGGCCCCCAGTGGTCGGACTCAGGATAATCAGGTTCTGGTTTTTGACAGGAACAAGGCATCCTTCTGTATGGAAGAAGTATGTCTTGTTTTTATGGAAAGGCGCATAAACAAATGTAAAGTATGTAAAAGCATATGGAAGATAATTGTTTTATTTTTTCTGAAATTATACGGTGTGGTGTCATAGGCCGTGTAGCGTATGATACCTTTCACCGCTTTCACCCTACCCTCAAACTGCATATTTTTGGTCGTAAGGAAGATTTTCAACAGATTATTGAGCATCCGAATAATATTCTTCACGAGCTTGACAATGATCCCGAAATTATTAAGGCATTTGATTCAGGCCACAAGGGAACCTCGATGGTGTGGGCAAAGGTGATGCTTGAGGCGAAGGAGGATTATGTTATCCATTTTGACAGTGATGTTGTCTTTCGTGGCGATATCGTACAGGATATTATTGACTATCTGAAGGACTATGATATTGTAGGCGGTCTGCGTAATTATCCGAACAATCCGAATAAGAGAGATGATGTTCGTCATTTGCCTGACCTAACACAGACGTATTGTTTTGGCTTCAATAAGGCACTCAATTATATGAAGGACTTTGCTATTCTTTCTCGCTTTATAGAAAACAGTCTAGACAATGAAATTGTTCATAAGGCACGAGATCTGTATCCACAGTATGGATACTTACCGACGATCGACTTCTTTGATCCGGTTGCATTTAATATGATGAAGGTTGGCGCGTCGATCAAGATTATTGATGTAGATGTCATTGGTGGAACCAATGCGGAAGGTAAGCGTATTAATAAGCACGGTATTCTCAATCGTGATATGGATTTTGGAGATAAGATAGCACACTTTGCCTCTGTAGGAAGTGGATTGAACTTCTTGAATATGATGAATTCAGGTAAGCCTATCAATGTTCCGCAGTGGTATGTAGAGTATGCACTTGGAAAACTCGATCTCTATATGAGGCTATTTTACAATAAAAAAATTATGGATGACGAAAAGAATAAGACCTTCTTAGAGCTTGAAGAGCCGTTGCGTAAGGCATTCTTTGAATAATGCGAAGGGTACTAAGGTGAAGCAAAGTAGCAAATAAAACAGATCTTTATAAAGAGTTGTTTTATTTTTTGTTTTTATGATTGTTTAGTTGGCTTAATCAATCTCCTCAATCTTGGGGCCAGGCTCGGCAGAATCAGCACCTGGAACAATCGGAGGCTCCTTCTCTGCTCCATCAGAGTTAGAACCATATAGCTTCATAAACAGAGGCCCAAGCTCAGCCTCTGCCTTCTTCTTCTGATCATCAAACTCCTCCTTCTCCGTTCCATTGGAGTCGTGATCCTCCAGCCACGCCAGATACGTCTTAATTGAGGCCAGGCCCTGCTCCACTGCATCCTCACCCAACTTCTCCTTTACCTTATCCTCATTGAGTGAATTGCGGGCATTGTACAGGTAGGTCTCTAGACCATTACGAGCCTCCACACGCTCCATCTTCTTCTTATCCTCAGCCTCAAAGTTGGTCGCCTCAGACACCATCCGCTCAATATCATCCTTGCTGAGGCGACCCTTGTCATTTGTGATTGTGATCTTATTGCTCTTGCCCGTCGACTTCTCAGCTGCAGATACATTGAGAATTCCGTTTGCATCCACGTCGAAAGACACCTCAATCTGCGGAACGCCACGCGGCATAGGAGGAATTCCATCAAGCTGAAACTTGCCGAGGTTATTCGCATCACGCGTGAACTGGCGCTCACCCTCGAATACCTGGATCAGAACACCAGGCTGATTGTCCGCGTACGTGCTAAATGTCTGCGTCTTCTTTGTAGGGATTGCCGTGTTGCGGTTGATAATCTTTGTCATCACACCACCCGCCGTCTCCAGACCAAGAGAGAGAGGGATCACGTCAACGAGCAGGATATCAGTGGTGCGGTCGTGGCTACCCTTCGGTGCCGTCAAAATGTGAGCCTGTACTGCAGCACCATATGCTACAGCCTCATCAGGATTCACGCTATCATTTAGCTTCTTTCCATTGAAGTAGCTCGTTAGCATTTCACGCACCTTGGGAATACGCGAGGAGCCGCCCACCATCACGATCTCGTTGATCTGCTCCTTGCTCATCTTGGCATCCTTAAGAAGCGAGTCAAGAGGAGCAATGCAGCGCCTGAAGAACGGCTCGCACAGCGCTTCGAACTTTGCACGCGTAAGAGCGATGTTGAAGTCCTGGCCTTCCGCGAGGCTGTCGAGCTCAATCGTTGCCTGAGTTGCTGAGGACAAGCTGCGCTTGGCGCGCTCGCAGACCGTGCGTAGACGACGCAGGGCCTTCGCATTGCTACTGATATCAATCTTTGTCTTCTTCTTGAACTCCGCCACGCACCAGTCGACAATGGAATTGTCAAAGTCCTCACCGCCGAGGTGAGTATCTCCAGCAGTCGCCTTGACCTCAAAGACACCGTCATCGAGAGTTAGAACACTCAGATCGTGCGTGCCACCACCGCAGTCAAAGATGAGGATATTCTGCTCACCCTTGCTCTTCTTATCGAGACCGTACGCAAGTGCAGCCGCAGTTGGCTCATTGATGATACGGAGCACATTGAGTCCCGCGATAACACCTGCATCCTTTGTGGCCTGGCGTTGTGAGTCATTGAAATACGCAGGTACCGTGATCACCGCATCCGTCACCGTCTCACCCAGAAAGGCCTCCGCAGTTGCCTTCATCTTCTGCAGAACCATAGCAGATACCTCCTCCGCAGAGAACGTCTTGCGCTCACCCTTAACATCCACCTCAATGAGCGGCTTACCGAGAGAACCCTCCTTCACTGTAAACGGCCAGTGAATACGGTCCTTCGCAACCGTAGGATCCGTATACTTACGACCAATTAGACGCTTAGCATCAAAGATTGTATTTGTAGGATTCGCTGCGGCCTGTCCCTTCGCCGCATCGCCAATTAGACGCTCATCGGATGTGAACGCCACGTAGGAAGGAGTCGTACGATTTCCCTGGTCGTTCGCGATAATTTCAACGCGGTCATTTTGCCATACACCCACGCAGGAATAGGTAGTTCCAAGGTCAATACCAATAGCAGTCGGCATCTTCTACAGCATATAGCGTAGTAAGAGTTTAGGCCTTTATTGAAGAAAAAACTAGGCTGCTTCTATCGCTAAGGCTGCCGGTTGTGCATCATTGAATTCCATTCTCTTTTGTACATACGCAGAAACATATCCATCATAGTTACCAATTGTCAGTATATTGTAGATTTTAGTTGCAATTAAAATAGTTCCAGTTGCAAAGAGTGTGGGTCCTTTGTCATTTGAATACTCAGTCATAATAACATATCCACTTAGCACAGTATTCATAAAAATAACCAAAATCGTAAATCGAACAGCTCGTTGATAGAGCCGATCCAATGAATGAATTACTTCCTGTCGTTCGATCGTCAATTTAGTCGCTGCGGCTTTTACTGTAGTCGAATCAGAAGGCAGCTCAGGATTTACGCGCAAGTATGTATTTAGTGTATACTCTCGTTTGATTTCAACTGCGTACAGAACCATAAAGGTCAGCAAAGCAGCCAAATTAAATCCGCAGTTTATACGATATACAGTGCTTCCGTTTTCAAAGTTCTGTTGTGGTAGGCACGCACGACCATCACAGACTCCAGGAACAAAAATAACCAGTAGGGTTCCATTAAAAATACGATAGGCTTCGATCAGAATTGAAATAGGCCCGACTAGTTTCAATATGAGGTCTTTTATCATCTAATTATCATTCTGAAAAATTAAAACTAGGTCTAAACACCATATAGTCTTTTAAGATAAATGGATTTGAATGGCTTTGTGGTTCCAGTAACAAAATGGGTTCGAGAGCCAGGAATCAGTTTTATTATTCGAGCTCGCAATGAAGAAGCCCATTTACCGAAAGCTCTTGATTCACTCAAAGGGTTGGCGATTCCGTACGAAGTCATTCTTATTTTACATAAGTGCACGGACAAGTCAAAAGAAATCGCAGAACAGCGCATTGCAGAAGGAATGCCAATTCAGATTCACGAATGGGATCATCCAATTTCTCGTGCGGGTTTTGAAAACTTGGCGACTCCAGGTAAACATCCGTATTCTCTACAGACGTTCTACAATAAGGCATTTGCCTTATCCAATATGATATGGATCTTCAAGTGGGATGCAGATTTTGAGGCGACACCTGAACTTATTCAGTTTATGAATTATAAGCTTGATATTGAGAATCTAAATGATCATGTTCGCTACAAGATTCCGTGTATTCTAGGAGATGCAATTAATTATGAATACTATTTATCGAATTGTCTTTTATTGCACAATAAAAATACATTTTGGGAGTCGCCGATTTGGCACGCAGATACTAAATCCTATAATTTATCTGAAACAATTATTTCACTTCCTGTAAATACTATTAAATCCTACTGGGATGAACCGCCGTGGTTTCTTGAAGGTCCCTTATATGATGCTGAAATTGCAAAAAAATGGAGGTTTTTAAATTTAATCTTTGGTCAAGAAATTAAGGCAGGTGCACGCGCCTCGTCTTCAGAAATGACAAATATTGAATATCAAGTCTATATACAAGAGGATTATTTGAGTACTCACGGAATTCATTTGACTTCGTAAATCTTACTCGAGTGAGGACACAGGAGATACAGGAAGAGGAGGCACTAGATCTGATGCTAGACAAGCAGTAGCACTAGGTGCTACGCTAGCAGAAGGTGCTACGCTAGCAGAAGGTGCTACGCTAGCAGAAGGTGCTACGCTAGCAGAAGGTGCTACGCTAGCAGAAGGTGCTACGCTAGCAGAAGGTGCTACGCTAGCAGGAGGCTTAATCGTCTCCGCTGCCATCCGAATAAGATTCGGCACACCATACTCGCTCTTGAGATGCACAATGATCCAATCAATTATGTCTGCAAGGCGGATTGTCTTGGATGCTGGCTTGAGCTTCTCAAGATAGTGCTTGTGCAGGCCAAAGACAAGCGGCTGTACTGACTTCGGCATTGCCTTGAAGGCAATACTGTGCTCCTTGTGGCACCGGCAATACCAGGCGTAGAGTGTCTTTGTCGCAGCGCGATAGTCGCCCTCAAACGTCTGGAACTCGTCGCTGTCCTCGGGGTAGACACGAAGATACTCCTGAATGCGCTTGTTTGCGCGCAGACGCAGGAAACGACCAAAGGAGTTTGACTCCGTTCCACGCAGGTCGCGGCGAACACGATCGTGATCCGCATTACGGAAGCGCCAGCGCTGCAGACCCGTATGAACCACGAGGCCCTGCCAGTACCACGGCTTGGACTCCTTGATCTCCTCAAACTTGTCCTTCAGCTCAGTCCACGAGTTGGAAACAAAGTTTGTGCTATATGACTTGGGGCACCAAGCGGCAGGCAGATTGTTCGTGGTAAAGTTCACGCGACCATCGTCCATTACAGAGCCACGGTAGATCGTCCATAGGTTGGCCTGATCCACTGCACGGACAACGCGATGCTCAGGGTGAGCGAGAACCAGGCTAATAAAGGTGGACTTGACGCCGGCCTGTCCATTAGGATCGCACATCATCGCCTCGAGATCAGCAAGAGTTGCATTCTTGGATGCAAGAGCCTCATCGAAGAGAGTGCGAAAGCTCTTGTCGCTGTAGAACGTTCCATCTGCATCCAGACGGCTGCGAGTCGCTACGTGAGTCGTCGAGTCGCCGCGGTAGCGGAAGAGGTTGATCATAACACCCTCAACAAAGTCTTCCAGACGCAGTGGCTTCTCAGTAGGAATCTTCTGATCACGGCGGGCTGCAAAGGGTGCAATGCAGCAGGGAAGATTGAGGCGAGTGTCCCAGACAACAGAACGGCAGAGCTGTGCGATCTCAGATACAGGGGCTTCATCGACTTGCACATTTGCACCCGCCTCATCCTTCTTGCCCTTATCCATCTTTAGAATAACATAGGGACTACCCTCGAACTCTAGAATCTCGAGATTAGGTTCCTCTGACTTGAGCCAACCCTTAAGGTCCACCCACTGAGGGTGCTTGCAAATCCACTCAGCAAAAGACAATAGTGTAGATACAGAAGAAGTATCCATTGTAAATATATACCCAGTAAAAAGCCGCGAATGAAATCAATTTTTGTTTGGACTACCACGTTAGAATGGCAGAGGACCTTTCAGATCAACTTAATAAGCCAAAAGAAGAGTCAAATACAGAAATAAAACTAAAAAGTCTGCAAGAAGTTGCAAATGAAGCTGCTGAAGAGCCCATCATAGAACTTGGTGATCGTGTTCGCTTGAATAGTTCAACGGCGGCAGGTCTGGTAGGCACTGTCATTTATAGATCTCAAGATCTGATTGGAATTCGCCCTGACGGTGTAGTGGATTCATCGAGAGAATTTGAGTTATCTGAAGAAGGCTTTGATCCCGAACTTGGAATTGAATCTGTAGATATTTTGCAGAAACGCAAGAAGCCAAGTTTCATTGAGATCTTCAATCTGCAAAAAGATCATAATCTGTACACATACGATGATGCTGGCAAACCCTATCGCGTCTACACGATCAAGGATCTGGATCTGAACCAGGATATAATTCAGGTTGAGGATACGGAGTACGCTCCTGGAGATACAATGCCAATCGACTTTCGTTTCATCGGTGTTCCTCGTGATCTACCGTTTCGCGTCGTCTTTGACCGCGAGCCACCCGAGACACCGATGGTGTCAACGGCTGAGAATGAAGGGAATGCTGAAGCTGAAGGTCAAGAAGGCGTAGAAGGCGAAGAGGAAGAGATCGAGGATTTCACTTTCCTAGACGACGAACTTGAAGAACAAGATAAAGTCCCGGCATTTGATGTTGAGCACCTAATTGAGATTCCGAGTTCTGAGCGCCAGTACCCAGATATAACACAAAAGAGCGAAGCCTACGCAGATCTGCTATCATTATACAGTCCCGCGAAACAACAGCTTCGCGACACACAACACGCTACGCAGATCCTAGTTGAACTCTTTTTTAGACTGCGTACATCTGTGCTTCGTCTCAGTCAAGACGGATTCCCTATTGGTGTCAAACCCACGAGTATTCAGACACTCGCAGATGCTCTTGAGACGCGAATGCTTGCTCTCAGTCGTTGCGTAGTCGATATTCACAAGGTGCTGTTTATTGATTCAACTGAAGATGGGGGTCTCTTAACAAATGACTTGCACTTTGGTGAGGTAGGGCCGATACCGCAAGTCGATAAGCTCGTTCTTCAGGGCAACTATCTCTATGCAGAGGACGCCAACAAATATCTTGATGAGTCGACTGCAATTGCTGGAACAAAGTTCAATGCATTTATGAATGGCTATCTAACTCGCTTCGGATCTACGTGGAGCCCTGGAGGATCTGAACCTGTTCACGCATTCCAACAGGACGAGGAAGTCTTACGTCTGGAAGCAGACAGTGAATCCTCTACCATTCCTGGATTTGACAGAGGACTTCCTTCAGCTAAGGAAGGCCTTGTAGATCCTGGAAATCTGTCAACAGTTGCTTATGATTTTATGCGTGTTCTGAAGGCCACAACTCATAAGGGAAAGATTATTCAGCCTGGTGAAGAGGCTGCCATAACATCCTACATTGTCTTTCCGTACAAGTATGCGTCAAGCCTCTCAACACAGCCTCAGGAAAGCTTAGCTGCAGATGTGCGTTCAGGTTTGAAGGATTTCAAGAACCTGAATGCAATCTGGAAAGAAACCGGTGAAATCTCAGAGATTCCATCAACAAACCAAATGTTCCGTGTATCCGTCGATGGCGGCACTCTTGGAAATATTCCTCTGCGTGAGTATTTGACAGCATTGAATTTGCGTGCGGAAGGAATGGGTGATGTCTGGCCACTTCAGATTCTGCTGGGAATGCGAGAGCGTGAATGGACCATTGACCAACAGCAAGTACTCCAGGAGGCGATCTCAAACACACAAAATCTGATTCTCGCTGAGATTGTCAAGCAGCGTGAACAATTGGCCACTCTTGTCAGTCAGCCACCCTCTGTGCAAGGTATTCAGATGGTACCTGATGCCGCTGTCTTAATTGACAAACTCGCAGGTGAGCAGACTGGTCTTTTACTGAAGATTCAGAATGATATTCGTGAGCAGACGCCGTCGTATGCAAACAGTGATGTTGCTCTCGTTGGCTTGCCGCTCCGTTTTTATCCTGATCTGTGCTTCGCCCAGCTATCTGATCAAGCCGCTGCACTTACGAAAGCCAAGAACGCCTTTCTGCGAGACGAATACATCAAGCAGGTTGATACGGAACGACAGTTCAAGGCCCGCAAGGAATTTGCAGGTGTTCCTCCTGAACCGAATCGCTGCAAGCACGTCAAGAATCTGCTGCTCATTCGTAAGGTAAAAGATGATTCAAAGAGAATGGCTCTTATGGTCAAGTTTTTAACAACGTACCAGGGTGAAAAGCGGGATAACTGGGTCAATTGTGTATCCTGTGAAAAGGAACTTGTGTGTATGCACGAACTTCTTCAGATCTACCAGTTTTTACGGCCTGGAGATGTTGATGTGTTAAATAAAGAGATTCAGCTCAATTATGGCGGCGGTCAGTTCCAGGGCTATTATATCTGCAGAACGTGTGGACAGCCCATCAAGGAAGTTGAATTCGATACACATGTCGAGTTCGATGATAATGGCCGGCCTATGATGGGTCGTTCAGTGCTTCTTGATACTGAGAAGATCACGGAAGAACAGATTGAAGAACTTCTTGGACCGGTTGATGACATTGGAGACGATGTCTCAGATGCCTTTGACAATGAGACAAAGAAGCTCATTTACAGAACGGCAAAGGAAATGTCTGAGCGGCTGTTTACACCCTTAACAAAGGAGGATTTTGTCGCAGTCGTAAATCGCGTTGCTGCGCTCATCCAGCAAATTCCTAGTCGTGAACGCTACGTGCAGTATCAGACAGCACAACGAAAGGGCAAGAGCAAGGGAACAATGCCTGATTATGACGTCTATATGAACCAGGCACTCGTCTGCGCGGTAGGCGTTCATCTTCTTCTCAGCATTCAAACTCACGTTCCAGACCTCATTCTGAGAAATATGCCGTCTGGGTGCCGCAACTTGGGAGGCCAACCGCTAGAAACGGATGGTCAGCAAGGAATACAGTGTATCATCACGGTGATCGCTGCGCTAAACAAGGATTCTGCACCCTGGTCTCTGACGCAATTCCAGAAAATAACAGATCCAGGTGAGCGCCAGAAAGTCATTATGGGAATCTTTGAGCCCATTCTCCAGTCATCTCTGCAAGATCCTACCATTCTGCAGGCGCTGAATCAGAAACGCGAATATCGTAAGAAGATTCTGGGTGCAGCGGCAGGTGAGGGACTCCCTGATGAAAAGGTACCTGAGAACTTCCTACCGATTCCTTACCAGCAGGGTGCTGAAGAGTTTGTGGAGAAGGTGATTGTTCCAGAAGCAGCGTCAATGGGAGATCGTGTGGAACTCTGGGTTCGCCAGGGCAACACGATCGCGAAGCAGAACAAGATGCCGATGCCTATTGTCTTTAGTGAGACGTCGTGCTGCTTGTCTCCATTAGATGAGGTCGACGAATTCTGGCGCAAGCCCGAGATTCAGCAGTCGCTGCCTAAGTTTAATCCGAGAACAGGTGTTCCTCCACCGCCGAAGATAACGAAGGCCGAGCCAATTATGAAGCCAGCACAACTAGTTCGCCCTCTACCGGATGCCCCCGAGGAAAGCTATTACCAGCTTTTCTTGAAGGTATGTGCATCTTCAGATGACGATGATAAACACAAGGGGTATAGCCACGAATTTGGTTTAACTCACAAGTGCATCTGGTGTGGCCTTCAGTTGCCGTCTGAGCCTGAGCTTCTAACACCCGAGGTGGGTCGCAGTGAGGTCGAGAAGCAAGGCATCGATGTTTCAAAGGAATCTTTCGAAGATCTGTTGAATGCAACACACAAGGCAAATTCATTCAAGACTACCTTCTCTTTGGAAGTTCCTGGTCCTTTGCAAACGTGGAATTCGCTGAAGACGATGAATCCTCCGCCCGTGGAAGGCTGGCGTGAGATGCTCGCGAAAACAGATTTGGCCTTATCAAAACTGGCGCCTGATGCTGAAGAGGTCGAGGTGGCTCTAGCATTGACGGATTTCTCGACACTCGCCTTAGAAACCGAGAATAACTGCAAGGTTCGTCTTCCTAAAAATCAGCAAACGATGCTCGACTCGATTGCAAATGAAGGCGCTGAAAGCATTGTACGATTTCTACAGTCGTACGTGATTGTGCCGATTCGCAGATTTATGGCCAAGGTATCGCCGACTGGATTTAGGATTCCAAAGTCGTGGGATCTCGAGTCGTATCACGCACAAGATGTACAGGCAATTCTGGCGGCGCACAATGACTACTTGATCAAGTTTCAGAGAATTGAGATTAGCCCTTGGCTCAAGTCAAAGTTGCAGGCGGCGGTCGATCAGACGCGTGAAATCATCAAGTTTTTACAGACGATTCGGCCAGTACAAATTCCGGGCGGCAAGCAAACCTACGAGTTCTTTCTGAAGTTCTGTCTGTTCGCACCTCTTGCAAACTTTGTAGATCCCAATATCTTACCGGCACTTCTCGAAGAAGGTACGGAAGTTCCTGTATCTCAAGTCGAAGAACAAGCCCTGTTTCCTGCACGCTTCATCAGCGATATGATCAAGCGGTTCTTTGATGAGGGTTTCCGGTTTACACCTGAACAGATTCGCGAACTGATTGCCAAGCGTTCAGAAATGGAGAAGGACAATATCATTAAGAAGATCAATGCAAAGGATCGTTCGGGTCGTGATATTGAAAAGATGATGATGAAGTTTGGTATCGGTGAGTACGCAGTTGGTGGAACCTCTGCAATTTGGGGCTATAACAAGGAGCAGATTCGCAAGGAACGCGAACAGCGCGCAGAGATGGGGTTGGCACCCGAAGCTGAAGCAAAGGCTGATGGTCTCGGATATTACGGCGATCAGGAGGCAGGTGAAGGCTACATCGGCGATGGCGAATTAGGAGAAATAAATGGGTTTGATGATGATAATTGATAACCTTGGAACTAACTAGATGAGGCGTTTGTTGATCGCCGGCTTATTGTATTTAACAGGAATTGCGGTTCTATTAGTCGTAAAACCAGAATTCATGTTTCGTGAAGATGGATCGTGGAAGGAGTTTGGAATTGGGCGCGATACGGAGTATTTCACTCCGTTTCCATTCTGGCTCTTTACCATCGTCTGGGCTCTCATAAGCTATGTGCTCGTGATGTTCATTGAGGATTCATTTTACATTCCGAGCGATAGCATTGAGATTAAGCGAAACTCTGCAACAGTGCGAAATGTGAATCAGCAGAGGGCAGTGCAGGAACTTGCTCCCGGATATTATATGCTAAACGAAGCATCTACGGGAAGAAATGGCGTTCCTCGCTATGTCTATTTAGGAGCCACCCCTGAAGGGGAGTAAACACCCCTGAAGGGGAGTAAACACCCCTGATGAATCTTAACAAGTCTGCGCAAGTCCATTTGAATACGTCTGAGCATACAAGGCAATCCAAAAGACATAGAATCCAGAGGACAAACCCTTCTTGAGTTCAGCGGATTGATTTAGAAATAGACCCTCAACCGGATATCTGAGGCCAGGCAGAAAATACAAGAGTGTCCAAAGTGCCGCAATTAATGCAGGTGCAGCTAATGAATTCATTAACTGAGGAACAAAATTCACCTTTTGACATCCTAGATACTGTATTAGTGAATTGGCTGCTAAAGATTCTACATAGGCCAGGAACGGTAAAAACGCAATGAACCCGAGCCAAACAGGGATCACTAGTGGTATAGGGATTAGCCTGGCTTCCCATAAAAGGATAAATAACGCAAGTGTAAGAGCATAGACAACTGCTATTACGATGCGAATGCTGTTATTAAGATTGGATGGCATCCTCTGATGGTCAGAGAGAACATAGTTTTCTTTGCTTCTTCGCAGACAGAAGAAGATGGCAACCCTTGATCGCCAGTTTTTTAGAAAAGTCGCCAAAACAAGAAAGCGTCTTGAATTTACAGCAACCGATGCAATTCTTCCGGCAGTCGATGATCAGCCGGAGATACGCGTACCTCTTCCAAATCGCCGTGAACTCACAATGGAAGAACGAGAAGCACTTGTGTTAGCTCGTTTGGAACAAGTAAGGGAACTTGATGAAAAGATTGAAGATGAACGTAAGAAGTTGGCGGATGCAATTCGTCAACATAGAAATGGAGTTGGATCTGTTTCAGCGGTTGTTCTATTGAATGAATCTGTCAGTGGAATGCTTACTCAACGGTCTTTATTGGCAAGACCTGACACGTGGATTGAAACTGTGGAGGGATTGAATTTCAAAGATATCTTTTTGCGATCGCGAGATGTTCGCAAGTTGGGATGGGATGTATATCAGCTGAAACGTCGTGTAGAGCCTATTTCAAGCCTCTATGTTGATGTTCTTGGTGCTAGCGTAGCACAAGCACCTGCTAGCATAGCACAAGTGCAACCACAAGCACCTGCTAGCGTAGCAGAAGTGCAACCACAAGCACCCAAGCAAACTGCAGCAACTGCAGCGATTGTAGGTAAACGTGTTTTAAAACTTAAGAAGGCAAGTGCTCCTGTAGTCGCAGGCCCTTAGTCTACTGCAAAGGATACTCCTTTATCTTTCCTTCATTTGAATCACAATTGACTTCCTCTACACGATAGCGATAGCACGCACCATTCGGATCTTTGTATACTAAGGCATCAACAGTGGTCGGATGAGGATACTTGTATGTAATCTCGTGTGAACCACGGCCACCAAGGGCAATATACAAAATACCAAGTGCAAGTCCAATTAAGAACGGAACTAGATAAAAGAATTCAAATAGACTGTCCATTGTCTCTCTACAAGTTAGTAAGATGATTACCGACGCACTACATAAACCTCTTTTTGGAATGATGGTAAGTTTTATGCTTGGAATCGCAATTGTAATGGTTATTTCACCTATCTGTAAGGGTAAGGAATGTATGACAGTCAAGGCCCCGCCACTGCACGAGGTAGATCATACAGTCTATCATATTGCGAGTAAGTGCTACAAGTTTGAGGCATATGGCGTAGATTGCCCTCGTTCTGGCGCCATTGAATCCTTTCAGTCAGGCTCTAGTTGAATCTAGGTGCGCTTCTATAGCCCAGGTTTCTTTAGACTGATCAAAAAGAATGGCTAACGCAGGAACACTCTTGTCAGATCTGGACACCAAGGCGCCTTTAGCGGGAGATGGCGATCTTGTCAAGATGATTTACCAGGATATGCACAATCCTGGAACGGATCGCCCGGGCGCGGCATTAGGTGGTGTTCAACAGAGTGGAATGATGCCACCGCCCAATCAGCAAGCAACGGCTCAATATCAGATGGACCCGGTGCCGCAGACAGCACATATCATCGGTGGTCAGCATCCGACATCTGCAGATTTTGCTCAGATGCTACAGTCATCCCAGCCAGGCTTTGCTGCTGGAGGCAATTGGGGTCCTCCGCCGCAGCAGCAAGCTAGTCAATCACAACTCGCAGCCCAGATTGAGCAGATGCAGCTCAGTCAGGGTAAGCAGTGGTATTCCTCAATCGCCGAGGAACTTAAGACACCTCTGCTCATTGCAATTCTCGTATTTGTCGCAAATCTGCCGTTTCTTAGTGTACTCGTTGCTCACTACGCGCCCTGGATGCTCAAGTCATCCGGTGATATGAATGTCTATGGTCAGATCTCCAAGGCGCTTCTCGTGGGTATCCTTTTCTGGGCTGCGAATCGTCTACTACTGCCTTTGCTTGGGACGAAATAACCTACTAAGGGTTAGATGAAGCAGGTTTCACAGTATCTGCCAGGATTAGTTGTTGGAGTCTATTTTCTATTTCTTGTTATGCTCTACTCTAAATTGTCTATGATTGCAGTATTTACATCAGTTGGCCTCGGCGCTATCGTATATTCCGGTACAGACTCAATGCTCTATGCGGCTGGAGCTGCCATTATTACACTTTTTGTTATGGCGACGTTTGTTCCTGCGTCAATGCTCAAGCCTAGTGAGGGATTTAACACGCGCACACCGCCGACTGATATCGCAAAGTTGGTCAATAAGATGAAGGATACAAATGCTGCCACACTCGAAAATCCTAAGGGCGCGCAGTCTGTATCAGATACCATTATGAGATATGGCTATTCTGTTCCCGGCTTTGGACTCTCAGGCCCTTTTGTCGAGGGATTTGAGGACGCCAAGAAGGATCAACCGGCTCCGGCTGACAATGAGGAAGAAAAGAATGAGAAGCCTGCATCGGTCAAGCAGATCTCAAAGGATGCGATGCCGCAGCCATTTGTTCTAGGTGAGATTCCTGCGCAGGTCAAGAACGGCCCGCACATTGATGCGGGATCTACGCTCATCAAGGCTATTCAGAGTCTGAATCCGGATCAGATCAATGCGATGACAAAGGACACCCAGCAGCTCATTGAGACACAGAAGAGTCTGATGGGAATGTTGGGCACAATGAAGCCGATGTTAAACGATGGCAAGCAGTTAATGGATACGTTTAACCAAATGTTCGGATAATTATATTTGAACGAAGCATAACAACACATCTGAAAGCGCAAAGCACTCTCAGATGCGTAGACACAGTAGAAGGATATGAGAATCCAGAAATCAAATCAAACCCTTTTCTGGTTTCTAATTGGTTTAATTGCAGCTCTTGTACTTGTTATCGGATTCTTACTGATACGTCAGCCATCAGTGGTTGTCGTGCAATCGAGCCAAGAACCGGTCCAAATGATTGCTGAACAGAGAAGCGGTGATGATCGCTACACGCGTGCACCTGAAGCTGAGCGTGATTGGATAGCAGGCCCTGATCTGAGTCGTATACCTACTACACCTTTTAATATTCCTACGCAGGGCATACCCGAGTCCTATCAGTCAATGGGCGTTATCAAAATAGCCGATGGACAACTTCTGCCGCTCTACGGTCGCAGATCCATTTCTAGTCGTGACCGCTACAACTATTATACTCGTACGGATACCTACAATCCTGTTCCGATTCCTATCACGATCAAGGGTCGCGACTGCCAAGACCAGGTCGGCTGCCCTGAACTCTACAATGGGGACTCTGTACGTATCGCTCCGACCAAGGAAGAAGGTGAAGTCACCATCTACAGGATACGCGACATAATTCGGTAGGGAGAAATCAGCAGCTAAATCAGAAGGATGTCTTTACAGTCCTGCGCACCTGGATCTACAGTAGGATTTCCCATTAAACTAAATCAAAGTCTATTTGCTGCGTGGCCTGGAGCGAGTACCGACACTGAAACTGCTCTCAAACCTCTTATACAGGAAAATGAGCTTTCAGTTAGCTGGGGACCAGTCCAAAAAGGCGCGCAAATCGTCGCATCGGTTGGACCCTCATCGTTTACAGTGTCTGGAATTAACGTAGCCGCCGATGGAACGACGTTATCTCTTGGAACCGCGAACTACAGATGTTCCGAAGTAATCTCCGTGGCCAAAATACAGCACGGCTCATTTTGCACGGACAAAAATGCTCTCTATGAATTCATTCAGGCCTTTCAGATTCAAAACAAGGGGTCAAATCCGAGTAGTCCCGATATTATCTTGCTTACGCGGCCGCTAGTATTCAATGATACGGAGAACGCCTTTTGGACAGCGATTGATACATCCGCACTGAAGAAAGGTGAGCCGCAGCGTGTAGATTTTGATCTGAAGTCGCTCTATGCATACTCTACAGGCGACTTACTTCCGACAGTGAGTTATCGCACGTGTTTGCCTGTACAGCTTCTGAATTATAATGGTGAAACCGCAACAGGGAGCATCAAGATTCAGGTAAATGTTGTTATGGCGCCGATTTACGTCAAGGCCAGCAGCTCAGGTCTGGCTACCTGCAGAAATGTTAGCACCTATTCACTTGTAACAACTCCTAAGAGGCCTGCTGATTGTTTTCCTGATGCTACTTCGAAAACAATCTTTCAGTTTTCGATTGCGCTCAATAAGTATCCTAGCGACGGTAAAAATAACTTCAGATTTCTTATGCCCAATTCAACTCTTGCAGATTTAGCAACAACGACACAAAAGGTGATGATTGAAGTTCCAAAACCATTTCTGAGTAAGTCAATTGCGACAATCAGTAAAGCGGTCGCCCCGCCACTTCAATCAACGGTTGAAGGCTTTACAAGTCCAAGTCCAACTAAAAACTACAAGTGTTATCGAATTGATCCAACGAGGGACGTAAAAGACGGCCAGATTATGGTAGATCCGACTACTGGTGAATCTCTGACGAAGGTGATGGACGAGAAAAATGCTGGACAAGATCCTGCGATTACAGCGGCGCTCATGGGTCAAGCTCAGCAACCCTCCGGTCTTTTGCCAGGTGATATCGAATTTATACTATCAATTATTGCAACTGTTATTGGTTCTATTGTCTTATTGGCCTATGGTGGATATATAGTGAATATTCTATTTATTCGTAAGGACTTGAATACAGCCTTTTATCATATATTAATTTTTACTGTTGCTCTATTCTGCTTAACTGTCTTTGCAATCTTTTTTGGTAAAAAATAATGAGATGCAAGGTAGTAGGTAATGGACTTTACACCCATACTCATCTGGATATTTATGGTTGGTGTTGGAGCCATTTTAGTCAGTTATTTAATAAAAGAATTTGATACTGAAACGTTTAGTTTTCTAGTCAGAGAAGGATTTTCGAATGAATCCTCTGAGACAACTTTTAAATTAAATTCATGTCCTCTAAATTCTACGAGCTACATAACTGCAAATGGTGATACGGAGTGCTGTAGTGTATCTGATATTGTCAACAAGCAGTGCAATGGAGATATTCTTTGCAGCTTATCGTCAAGTCCTAAAAGTGGGGTAGACACGTGCTCGGCGTGGTTATCGAAAGAATGGAAGAAACGATCGACTAAATTCTGCCCGTCTACAATGCCTAATTACTATGGGCCGGTTGAATCAAAGGTTGGATCTTCAAAGCGAGTTGAAGGCTGTTCATCTGAAGCCATAAAAAGTGATGGAACTGCACCGCAAGCCTTAGGTGGAAGCCAATGTAAGATCTATGAGACGAGTGAAGACGAGTATGGAAAAAGCGACAGCTGTCTAAATCTGAAGGCGCTCGAGTCAGTCTCGTGCCCTACAAAGACTGCTGAGAAGTCAATTCTTGAGTCAGATAAGGGTTTGCCAGCCCTTTTGGCGTGCTCGTTTGTACCGCCGAATAATTCATCGCCGGTTCCCGTTGTTTGCTATCAGGAAGAACGTGCGAAGGTGTATATGAAGGCAAAGCTAGGTGGCGACTGGGAGGCCAAACTCAAGGAGAAGAGTATGGCTCTAAATACAATGTTATCACTTTGCGGAACCAGCAAAAACTATTACATTGATGGATCTGTTGCCGCCAAGGACGTGAAATTTTAAAAAAGGCGAAAAAATTGAAGCCTACGGTAAGCGATTTGAAATAACACTAATGAATAGAACAAACTGAAATGTGCTCCCCTACTCTAGCTGGGGTGTCAATGAATGAGCTCAAGTGTGAACATTACAAGTCCATACGTGATATCTTTCTAGAAACGTTCGATGAGACTGAATTAAAGGGTCTTGGCCAAGCGTGGCGCAACAGGACAAAAGAGAAATGTTTGGGTGCATTTACAGAGGAGGGTGATCTTCTCGGATTTGTCATAACAACGGATCACTATGTGGATTATTTGGCGGTTCATCCGCTCTATCAACAATACAAAATTGGGACTGCTATGTTGCAGACGGTGCTGGCGAAGTGCAGAGACGATGGAGACTACTTATATCTCGATCATCCCGTGGGCCAGACACACGTTCGCGACTGGTATATACGAAATGGTTTTTATCAGACGCCTTTGAAGGGTCGAATGGGTCTGATGTACCACAGCTATATGACACGATCAAGAAAACATCTTTGGAAGATCTGACTTATTCCCAAGAACCACCACGATTTGAATTCATTACGGCCTGTGCCTCACGTTGATCTGCAGGAAAGAGTCCCTGAGCTCTGGACTGGCCTAGCGGTTCTGTAGTGAGTGCGTGCTTCTCATCCAAGCCGCTAACGTCAAACGGGTCAATCTCATTGGTACGGTCCTTCGGCATAAAATCCTGATAGTCGTACTCGACTTCCGCCTGGCCGCCAGGATTGAGCGGTTGCATTGCATTCGGTCGTCTAGGCATAGCATACTGCATCACCGGATTTGTAGAGCTCGGATCATACTCCTTTTTCTCTGCTGCAAAGACTCCTGAAAGCTGATTCTGATGACGCTGAATGTAGAGCGCAGCGACAACGAGGAAGACCGCAATCGCAACGTATTTATCATAAGCAACGGATCCCAAAATCAGTAGGATACCAGCAATCCGCATAGGAAGTGTATCAAGAGTCTCACCAAGTGAGTTTGAAAGAGTCGGGACCGCCAAAAAAACTACAAACAGGACTGCTAACACTGAAAGTTGTACTGGATTGACCTCCATTTCTAACTCCGACCTATGTTTCTTCGCTACTAAAATTGACTCTGGTCTCCTCTTTTTTCTTTCTTATTCAAGAACAATGACAAAGGTACTGACAAGTCGTGGATATACTCTTTTGAAGTCTGAACTGACATCTGAAGAGGATACTCGTATTCGCAAGCTACTTACGGTAAAACCCAATACATTCTCAAAATACGGAGGGGTAGAGGCGGAAGAATTTCCAACCTTTCTAGAATCTGCAACACGACTCTATCTACCCAGAATGTGGGCTCGTGAACATCTTGGCCCAGAAGAGTCATCTGTCGTGGTGGATGGCTTAGCCCTGCCTTCTAACCTTAAATTCATCGGCAAGCCGTATGACTATCAAGAGAACATTATCAATATGTTTATGAATGCTGATGCCAACGGTCTGATCTGTGTTCCCTGTGGTAAAGGTAAGACCTTTATGGCGATTTCCATTGCGATGCGAATTGGTCGGAGATTTATGGTCGTCGTAGACAAGGAGTTTCTACTGGATCAGTGGGCCGGAGAGATGCGAAGCTTGTGTCCTGGAATTCGCATCGGCCGCTTTCAGGGCGATAAGATGGAGGTCGAACCGGAGAGTTTTGATTGCACGATTTGTATGATTCAGACAATTGTCAAGCGGCAAGTACCCGAGTCTGTGCTGCGCTCGTACGGATTCACAATCTTTGATGAGTGCCATCATCTCGGAGCCAAACACTTCAGCAAGGTTCTTAACAAAATTCAGACGAAGCATATGCTGGGTCTGAGTGCGACACCCTCACGGGATGATGGTCTCACTAAAGTCTTCGAGTGGCATTTGGGAAAGCCGGTCTATTGGGAGAAGAAGCGCGAGGCTGATGAGACCGTGCGTGTTGAAATCTTACGATACGAAAATGATGATCCTGTATACAGTAATGTACCGACGAATTTCCGTGGTGAAGTAATCCTTCCACGACTGCTAACGCAGATTGTAGACTGCCTGAACCGTAATGTGTTTATTGCAGAGAAGCTGAAGGAGTTGATCAAGGAGCCGACGAGGCGTGTTCTGGTTCTCAGTGAGCGAATCGGTCATTTGGAAGACCTTGAGGCGTTGCTGAAACCGACTGGTGTGAAGATGGGATATTACATTGGCGGAATGAAGACGGCTGTGCGCGACTTGGCAGCGACAGAAGCTCAGATTCTTTGGGCGTCCTATGCGATGGCGAGTGAGGCAATGAATATCAAGACATTGAATTGCGTTGTTATGGCCAGTCCACGCCGGAAGATTGAGCAGAGTGTGGGACGTATTCTGCGTCAACGACCGGAGGAACGATCTCTAGCGCCTCTGATTGTTGATATTGTCGATGTTCATCCACCGATGAACTCCCAATCTCGTAACCGCATTCAGTTTTACAGAAAATGCGGTTATAAGGTAATTGATGGGGATGAATCAGATGATGATACGCCTGCTGCAAAGCGTGGATCAAAGAAGAAGGAAAAAGATCCATTTGCGGAGTATGCATTTGTAGATGATTAATTGCGGTTCTTGCGCTCCTTACGCTCCTTACGGTCCTTGCGATCCTTGCGATTCTTACGCTCAGTCTTTCTATTTTTCCTATTCTTACCACCTGTCTGTAAGCACGCTCTGCTGATCAATGTGGGGTTCAACGGTAGGTTGATCGCGATAGGAACGCCAGTTGAGGCCATAATCGTTTGATTAGGAGGATTTACCGTGTAGCGAGCCGTAGGGGCCTCGTATACACCTGTATCGGAAGCACCGACTAAGCCGACGCCACCCGTCTGTAGACGCGTGAGCACAGGCGAAGAGTAATTTGAAGTGGGAGCAGGAGGATTTAGAGGATCCGTCAAGTTCGGTGTGCAGGATACCTTGTCAATCTGAGCAAAGCCGGCAAGAGTACCAGCCTCCAGATTATTGGTGTAGCGACCACCCTTCTGGAGCCCTGAGGACATGCCGGGTAGGCCACCTGTAGGCTGGTAGGAGATCTGACCGGGTCTAGTGGCAGCCAAACAGGCATCATAGGGCTTGTTTTCCACTACCCAATAGGCCTGAGGTGAGATAGCACCGAAGGGGCTCCAGCCAGCTCCGCCACCACCACCATTTTGCCGGCGATTACGGGTTAAGCGATTACGCCTATTTGAACGATTATTACGCGACTTTCTGTTTCTATCTTTCCTGGATTTGACCATCCTTTCTGCTGTAGGCTAGTATTTTATTGAGGCAAGTGTTTCAATTGATTCCAAGACCAAGGTTTTGCATCGTGATCAAAATTCTCCATACGCCAATGAGACTCACCAATCTCCTCCTCCCAATAAGCAATACAGGGAAGACTTGAGGGTTGAAAGCCAATTTTATCTAGGACAGCATCACATCTGGCTTCTGACTCTTCATCACAGGCAAAAGATACCCCTGTAACCGAGTCAGGCTTTGTACGAAGAAGTTCATTTGCGTCTCCAAAAACATTGAAAAAAAAATAGACACATTTTTTTTTTTCATCAGGATCTTCAATTATTTTTATAGGGAGTTCAACTTGTATAGGAGGGGCAACTTCAACTACCGGTGCAGGCTCAACAGGAGCAACTTCTACTGGAGCAGGCTCGACAGGTGCAGCTTCTACTGGAGCAGGCTCGACAGGTGCAGCTTCTACTGGAGCAGGCTCGACAGGTGCAGCTTCTACTGGAGCAGGCTCGACAGGTGCAACCTCAACAGGTGCAGGCTCAACAGGAGCAACTTCTACTGGAGCTTCTACAGGAGTAGGCTCAACAGGAGCAACTTC